ATGCCGCAGCTCAAGCTGACGAAGACGAACATCGACCGCGTGGCCAAGCCGGGCGGCAAGTCGGACGTGCTCTACTGGGACAAGGACGCCAAGGGCTTCGGCCTGCGCGTCACGCCTACCGGGCTGGCCAAATTCATCGCTCAGGGCCGCGTCCGGGGGACCAACACGGACGTGCGGGTCACCATCGGCAGCTACGGGGCTTGGACGGTGGACGAGGCGCGGCGCAAGGCCGACGAGTACCGCCACCAGTTTGAGCAGGGCATCGACCCGCGCGAGGTCGCGCGCGAGCAGAAGGCCACCCAGGTCACGCTCCAGACCGTGCTCGACGCCTACGTCGGACGCCCCGGCAAGCTGCGCGCCTCGACCGCCGCGGAGTACCGCCGCCACATCGAGCAGGTGTTTGCCTCCTGGCGGGACAAGCCGATCGCCAGCATCACCCGCGACATGGTGCGCGACCGCCACGCGGAGATGATGACGGGCGGGCTGGACGGCAAGCGCGCCGCGCCCGCCAGTGCGAACGCCGCGATGGTCACGCTCCGCATCCTGTTCAACTTCGCGATGGACGAGTACCGGCGCGGCGACGGCACATCCCTGATCACGCACAACCCGGTCGGCGCTCTCAAGCACCACTGGGCCAAGCTGGGGAGCCGAACCGAGCGGTACGTGGAGCGTGGTAAGGTCGGCGCGGTCTGGAACACGCTGCACGAGGCGCGCGAGAACCCGCGCAGCCGGGACGCGCTCGCCGGGATCGACCTGACCATCTTCCTGCTGCTGACCGGCGCGCGGCGCGACGAGGGCGCGGCGCTGACTTGGGATCGCGTGCACCTGTCCGACGACCCTGCCGAGTGCTCCTGGCACCTGGACCAGCGCAAGCGTGGTGAGCCGATCACGCTGCCGCTGTCGTCGCAGGCCGCCGCGCTGCTCCGCGACCGTGTGGCCCGCGCTGATAAGCTGGCCGCGGACACCGGCACGGAGCGCAGCCCCTACGTGTTCCCGAGTTGGTCGCGGGCGGGTCGGATCATGGACGCTCGGAGCGCGATGGAGACGGTGAGCGAGGTCGCCGGTCGGCACCTCAGCCTTCACGACCTGCGCCGCTCTTTCACGAACTATGCGATGCGCGAGTGCCGGTTGGAGAAGTTCACAACCGACCTCCTGACCGGCCACAAGCCCGCCCAGGAGGACGTGACCGCCCGCAACTACCTAGACCTTACGAACCTGGGTTGGCTGCAACCCGACGTGCAGAAGATCGGCGACTGGATCGAGCAGCAGGGCCGGGTCGCCGCGGCGCAGGCCAGCGGTGCCAACGTGGTGGCGCTCCGGGCATAGCGCCGTCGCACCGGACGAGCGCCGTCCAGCGCCAGGAGGCCCCGCACCCCGCCCAGGGTAGCGGGGCCTTGCTTTGCACGCTGTACGCTCGCCCTGCACCGTCAGGCACCCCGTTTCGGCCGGACCGGGTAGAACCACCCCTTTGCCCGCCGCACCTTGGGGAACAACGACCTCATCATCTTCCCGAAGCGCGTCTCGGTCGCCATCGCCTGCTTAGAGAGACCGCGGGCAGTCCGGGACGCGCCGTATCGGGTCGCGTGCCGCACGTAGCTCTCGTACAGCTCGCGCGACTGGCACCACTCGTCCGGCCTTGACGCTTCCGAGAGGTTGCGCCGCACCCAGTCATCGAACGTCTCGTCTCGCAGCATTGCGCCGAGTTCGTCCGCCTTGCGACGCGCAGCCCTCAACTTGCTGACCACAATGCGTGATCTGCGTTGCGCGTCGGTATCGGGTTCCGCGGTCAGAAACGGGGGCAGGGCCGACTGGGCAGCAATCGCAATAGGGTTCGGCTCGATGTCCTCTTGGTCGTACCTCGTCATTGCAAGACTGCCGGGGCGCGGCCTCGGCTGCTGTCGAGGATCGTCTTTTCGCATGTGCTGTACCCCATGTATGGTTGAACTATACGCAGGGTACACGCCTTTGGAAGCGTTGCGGCCTCGCGGCTGGCCGCCCGATGTGCTCGACACATAGATGTTGCCCGCCAGCAACGACCGAGAGCCAATCGCTGTGCGGTACATGGTGGCGGCTTGCTTGACTAACGCCCGCCTACGTATGCTGCCCACAGGACAGGAGGAAAACGTCAAGTAATTCTCGGCGGTGCACTGGTTCGTGTGCAGTCGAGGGAGCGAGAGGTTTCCTCATGAGTAAGACTATCTCAAATACCCAGGCAGCGGCGCTGCTCGGGATCACGCCGAACACGTTGAAGTTTTGGCGCCACAAGGGGCGTGGACCCGCGTTCATCAAGTTTGGGAGCTCGCCGCAGGCTGGTGTTGCCTACGACGAGGCCGACGTGATCGCGTGGCGCGACGCGCACAAGTACGGCAGCACCAGCGCGTACAGCCCCGCCGCCCAGGCGAACGCCGGATCAGCAGTCAGGCGTCCGGCCGCCGTAAGTCGCTGATTTAGCGGCTGATCTCGTGCGCCCCGTCCGCGTCGGAAGACGACCGGAAGACCCCAACGGAAAAGCGGCGGAGTGGACGCAAACCACACCCCGCCGCTTCATCAGAGGCCACCAAGCCATGCACCTTGTACCAGCCCGCGCCGTAGCCGCGCAACCGACCCCGCGTCGTGCCTCCAGCCTGGGAGGGCCGCACCGTGGTTAAGTTCTCAGAATTTTTCACCGACGCACGTCCAGCGGAAGACCTCCTGCCGAAGCCGCGACCGCTGACCGAAGAGCGGGTTTCTGCGCCCTATCCGTTGGACGCGCTTCCTCCGCTCGTTCGAGAAGCCATTCAAGAGGTCGCCGGTTATGTGCAGGCCCCCATCGCGCTGATCGCGGCTAGCGCACTCACAGCGATCTCGACGGCGGTACAGACAAGATACAGCGTGCGACGAGACGCCGCCCTGACTGGCCCGGCCACGCTGTACCTGCTGACGGTGGCGGAGAGCGGCGAGCGAAAGTCCACCGTCGACAAGCTGTTCACCGGGCCTATTCGCGACTGGGAGGCCGAACAGAAGGCGGCGTTCAGGAAGAAGTACACCAAGTATAAGTCCGAGATGGACGACTGGACTCGTAGAGACAAGGAGCTGCGCAAGAACATTGAGGAGGGCCTGATCACGGCTCAACTCGGCACAGAGTTCGATCCTCGCACGCTCCATGCTCTCGCGATGCCGCAGGAACCTCAGATGGTTCGTATCCTGCGTGGGGACGACACTCCCGAAGCACTAGCAGCGGCGCTGGAGCGTTACCCCATAGCGTCGATCATCAGTGCTGAGGCGGGCACGATCTTCGGATCGCACGGCATGAAGCCAGAGGCGGTCATGCAGAACCTCGCCCTTGCCAACAGCATGTGGGACGGTGGGCCGATCCAGAAAGGCCGCATCGGGACGGGGGAGTTGCAGGTCGAGTGTATGCGCGTGACGATGGGTTTGCAGGTCCAACCCGCTGTGCTCGACTCCTTCGTCCAGAAGACCGGTGGGCTGGCGAAGGGCATCGGTTACTTCGCACGCTTCTTGTTCAGCCGACCCCATTCGACGCAGGGTACCCGCCTGTACGTTAAGCCGCCCGCTTTCAGACCAGCCCTAGGTGCGTTCTGCCAACGGATGACCACGTTGCTCGCGGTGGAGGCAGTTTATGATGAGCTAGACAGGCTAGATGCAGAATACCTCGCCTTCGACGTGAATGCACAGCGCATCTGGGAGCACTTCTACGACGAGGTCGAGGAGCAACTCCGAGGGGACGAGGCCTACGCCGGCATTCGCGACGTAGCGAGCAAGGCCGCCGACAACGCCGCTCGGTTGGCGTGCTGCCTGCATACCTTCGCCGGAGACCCAGCAACTGCCATCGGACGCGAGAGTATGCTGGCGGCGTGCGATTTGATGACTTGGTACCTCGATGAGGCGGTCAGCTTCGCACGAAGCGCGGACGCCGCGCCCGAGGTGGCGGACGCTCAGCTACTGGAAGAGTGGCTTGTCCGAGAGGTCACCACGCGCTTCAAGGCGGGGGACAGCCCGGTCGTCGCCGTTAACGAGGTGCGACGCAAGGGGCCGAATAGGTTGCGTGAGGCCAAGTCGAAGCGATTGGACGACGCTCTGGAGCTGCTGCAAGATCACCACAGGGTGTTGGTGACGCGTCGGCAGGGGAGCAAGGGGCTGGACATCACCCTGCGTGCGGAGGTGTACCAGGAACACGGTTGATGACCGCGCTATCGTCGCGGATCGTCGCAACCGAAAAGCGCGATCGTCGCGACCATCGTCGCGGGAGACAACCGCGGTTTTCTGCGGGTTTGAGCGTGATCGTCGCGATCGTCGCGGTAGCAGGGGGGCCATGCGCGGGGGCAGTCGCAATGGGAGCGTCGCTGTACGAGCTATAGAACATAATCTCCTCCTCCTCCTGGTGCACCCACCCCGGCGGGCCACCCATGCACCCCAATTCCGCTACGATTGCGACGATAGGGCCGCAGCCCGCGGAAAACCGCGGTTTCTGCCGTCGCGACCCCCTGCGACGGCCCGCGACAGTCGCGACGATGCGCCAATCAGACCGGCTCGCCACCTGTGGTCACCGGCACGAGCGCACCCGCAGACTGATACCCAATCAGCGGGTGCGCGATGCTAAGTGATTGTGATGCAACGGAAAACAGCGAGACAACAGTAGGGGGTCAGCGTACCGTAAGCGGGTTCAATCAGGGAGCCCCCCATGTCCATCAAGCTCGACAATCGCGTCACGCCTAGCCTCCATCCCGCCAACGTGACCAATCTCCCCGGCTATGACGACGCCACCAAGGGGTACGTCGCGGGGGCAGAGCGCGCTCTCAAGGAGGCGTACGAAGGGGTCGCTGCCGTGTTCGACGCGGGCGAGGCGGTGAAGCGCGACCTGTCGATGACCGAGGCCGGTCGCACCATCAAGGTGGACGACATGGCGCAGCGCGTCTTCAAGAAGTGCGCGGCCTTGTTCGACACCGAGCACTCCAACCTGTCCAAGGGCATCGCGCAGATCGAGGAGAAGCTGAACGCGCCCGTCAACGCGCGTGCGGCCCACCCCATCGCAGCTGAGATACGCGCCTACATCCGGGCGATGCCGGAGTCCGACCGACCGGGCTTCGTGTTCGCTGCCATCACGCGCGGCGACTTGGTGACCGCTGAGGCCGCGCTCGCCGGTCCCTCGTACCTGTGCGGGCTGACGCCGGAGGGCCACGCGGCACTGCTGCGGAAATACCACGAGCAGGCCGCACCGGAGGAGGCCGCCAAGCTGGCGGTCATGCAGGGTGCGCTCAAGCTCCTCGGCAACCGCGGCGGCATGATTTTCACTGCGCTGGAGCAGGCGGTCGGCGCGAAGCCGCACGAGGTGCAGGCGCTGCGCCAGGCGAAGGCCCGTGCCGACAAGGCGCTCACGGTCAGACTGATCCAGAACTGATCTGAACAGGGGAGCCAGCACAGTGAGCGAGGCACAGACCTACTACCCGCCGCCCTGGCTGGACGGTGCCCAGGCGGCGGTGTCGCTGCCTGTCCAGCCGCAGTCCGCGCCGCAGCCCCCGGCACTGCCCAAGCCTGCCAGCCGCGCCTGGACGCCGGGAATGCGCAGCCCGAACCCGGCTGGCCGTCCGCGGGGCATCGTGGACAAGCGGGCCAAGATCGCCCAGCGGATGCTCGCGGACGCGGAGTCCATCGTCTCGGCCCTGGTCGAGAAGGCGCTGGAGGGGGAGGTCGGCGCGGCCTCCCTGATCCTCGCGCGCGTGCTGCCCGCGCTGCGGTCTCAGGCTGAGAAGGTGACCTTCGACTTCGATCCGACGGCCCCGGTGGCCACGCAGGTCGAGCAGGTGCTCGCGGCCATAGCGGGCGGCGTCGTCGCCCCCGATGTGGGTCGCCAGATCATCGAGGCCATCGGCGCGCTGTCCAGCATCCGCGCCACGGACGAACTCGAGAAGCGCCTGGCGGCGCTGGAGCAGGAGAGACGAGCATGACCTACGCGTCCTGGGAGCCGCGCCACCGCTGCACGACGATCCAACCGGGGAAGATCGACCTGTTCGTGGTGACCCTCGTGGACGGCAGGCGCGCCGCGCTGGACCCGATCACCGACTACGACGCTGCCCTGGCGCGAGCGCGCGCCTTCCACCGCGACCACCCGTGCCAGGTCAAGGTGCTGCCGCTCACCGGCACAGAGGCGCGCGTCATGCTTGGGATCACGGTGCCCGACCACCCGCAGCCGATGGACGCCGCCGACCTGCGGCTGGTCCGCGACACGCTCACGGACGTGGTGCGGAACACCGGTGACCACGACGCACGGGCGGACGCCCTGGCGCTGCTGACCGACATGGGTGTGGTCAGGGCCTAGGATGGCGCGCCGGGTACGCCCCCTGTTGGCACACGTAGGAAGCCTGCTGGACCCAAAGCCTCCGGTTCGGTCGCTGTTCGAGCGCGACCGCACGGCGGAGCGCGCGGAGGCCGAGTCTGCCGCCCAGGCACCGGCCCGCAGCGACCCTCGCACGGTCACCGACTGACGTGGCGCGCGTCCGCTCCATGCTGGCGCGGGTCGGGCGGCTGGAGCGCACCGACACCCCCGTGCCGTCGCCGTTCGAGCGCGACTACGGCTCGCTGGAGCACATGGCGGCTGCGTGGCGGGCCATGATGGACGCGGGGACGCTCGACCGACTGGACGGCGAGCACCTGATCACGATCATCGTCCGCTGGCACACCGATCGGTGCTGGGACCTGTGGCGGTGACCACGCACGCACCCGTGCCCGAATGGCTTGCGCTGTGGCGCGAGCAGCAGGGGGTGTCCGCGCGCCAGCAGCCGGTGGCAGCGCCCAGCACGCGGGAGCGGCGGACGCGGGGCGCGGACGGCCTGGGGTTCGTGGAGCCGCGGCAGTGGCCGTGGGACGGCGGCACCCGGCGCGAGCCTGTGCTGGACGCCGACCGACACCCCCCGCGAGTGGTCAGGCATGTGGGCTGGCGCTCCTGCCTGCGGTGCAGCCGCCCGTTCTTCTCCGCCGACGTGGCTCGGGTACGCATGTGTGATCCGTGCAAGGAGGCGATCTAGGTACAGTCGGTTGCGGACACGGGCCAGTGATCGACCTAGTGGGCGCGGTGGTGCTAGACTCCCGCCGCGCGTCCATCGGCAGCGCCCCGCACCTGCACTCCTCGGGAGCGGGGCGCTGATGCCAAAGTGAGAGAACGGGCGGGGAACAAATCAACTAATAGGCCGTTCACCAGATTGCACCACAAGATGGTGTGAGCTTGGAGCCTGAACGATGGCGAATAACGAGCACACGAGCGCGAAGGCGGGCAAGGCCGCCTCCAATGTCCTCCGCGATGGTCGCACCGGCAAGGACTCGAAGACGGCGGCGGGGTCGGCCCTGTCGCAGCGGCCGGACAAGAAGAAGAAATGACGTGCGTAGGGGCCGGTCGGCAACCGGCCCCGCCCGCATTGATCTCCGTCGAACATTAAATCAGTCGGCGGTCCGCGTAAGCTATGGTTTTCGTTCTATTCCGCTGCCTCCGGAATGCCAGGGGTAAGTGCCTCGTAAGAAGGGTCTAGGTTCTCGAGGCCCTCGACGACATCATACTGGCGGACACTGTTGAGCAGCCCCTCTGCGCGCAGGAACCCGAGCTGCTTGGTCATGTATTCACGGAACACGGGGTCCGCATCCGTGCAGATGCTGTTCCGCCCCTCTTGGATCGCTACCCGTGCGGTCACGCCACTGCCCGCGAAGAAATCGAGAACCGTCGAGCCGGGATATGACAGCGCCCGCACCAGCCGCTCGATGACCGCTGCGGGCTTCTGTGTCGGGTGACCAACACGTTCCAGAGAGTTGCCGTTCAGACGACCGATGCGCCAGACGTTCGTGGGATTGCGCCCCTTCTCAACGGACTCTGGGTTGAGGCGCTTATCCTTCATATAGGCCGCTTTGGTCGCTTCGTCGTAAGGCTCGCGTACTGCGTCGAGATCGAAGTAGTACTTCTTCGTCTTGGCAAACCACGCGATCTCTTCGTGGCGATTCGCGAAAAAGCGCTGGGCGCTCATCCCGTTCGGGTAGTTCCAGATTATGAGGTTGGCGAGCAACATCTTACTATGCTCGCGCATGTGTGAGATTATCGAAAGCAGGTCACCTGACCCAGCCTCGCCCTGGTACTGCAAGCCGCCGAATATCGCGATGCTGCCGGTCGACGACAGGACTCGTTCAGCCTCTGCCAACCAGGTCTTAGCCCAAGCGATGTAGTTTGCGTGGTCATCCCAGTCAGCCAAGAGGATGTTGTACGGCGGGTCGCAGACGATCAGCTGAACCGAGTTGTCCGGGATCTTTGCCAGCATGTCGAGGCAGTCACCCACCTCGTAAACGTGTTTCGTCCTTGCCGAAGCGTCCGCGTTCACCAGGGCGTCGGACGAATGCTTCTGCCCAGCCTTGTTGAGCGCGTTCATCGCCCGGTGGCCCGCATTCCGGTGCGACCTATTTGCCATTTAGAATGTCTCTCTCGGGTGCTTTAGGTTACCGTGCCGCCGCGCGATACGCTCGCTACGGGTCACGTGTTCATGCCGCGTTCTCGCCGAAATCGAGGTCTTGGGCAAGGACGCGTATCGAGGTTCGCGCCACCTCCAGCATTCTGTCCGCCATCTCCTTGGCCTCCCACGGGTGCGCCTTGCAGTAGAGAGAAGCGATCTGGAACATGTGGTCATGGCCCCCGGCACGGACAGTGATATTCTCGCAGTAATTCTGGTTGATCTCGCGCGACAAGCTGCTGGCCGTAAGGCGGTCGATGCGGTTGAGTAAGCCAGAGTCGTGGACGATCCTAACCACACGTCCGTCCGGACGTGTTACATCGAAGGACTCCGTGGCGAAATTCGAGCCTTGCAGGAATACGACGTAGGGAAAGTGCTGCTCATCGAGCATGAAGTTCCGCAGCTCTAAGACGTTTTTGTGCATTCTTTCGATGGCATTGCCGGCCGCCATGAAGTCCTGGTCCTTGTTCTTGCCCTGCAACACTCCCGCGAGAATTTTCTCCACGTCGTTGCCCTGGTGCTTCGACTCCCCGACTAGCACGATACGCCATTTGCCGTGCCGATCCTTCACTTCGGTTATACCGCCATCCGGGCGTATGCTTGCGCTCTCAACGAAAAGAGCCTGCCCCAGCCGAGCGTCGAAGCCGCGCAGCTTGGTGTTGATCTCTCGCTTGCTGAGAGAAGTGCGAAGCTGAAACTCTAGGTTCGGAAACTCCTCGGCCAGCTTTACCAGCACACCCGCCGTCACCTCGCGAATGGACAGATCGTGCTTCTGAGCTGCTGCTCCGAAGATGGTCAGCGGGCCACCCCCCAGCTCCTGCTGGATGCCCAACCGAAGCGCCTGTCCTTTGCCCTTGAACTCGACTTCCCCCGCCACTGACGACTCCCCCGTGTGTGTGGAGGATCAGGCGTATCAAACAGTACGGATTGGGGGAAGGTTGGGGCCTGATGTGCGCCGCCCCTAGCTGGTACTTACGACGGCCTTATGAGCGCGCTAATGACCACACAGCGCGGCCCCGCAAGGGGTAGCTAAACGCCTGTTATCGCTGGGGAAAAGGTGGTGGACGCACTTGGGCTCGAACCAAGGACCCGCTGATTAAGAGACAGCGGCTTTATCTCGCTGTTTTCCGACATTTTCGCTCTCTGTACCTCGAAGCCCCCTCTGGGCAGATGGAACATGTCGGAATATGTGCAAGCCTGAAAAGACTCACTGCGTTAAGGTTCGAGGAGCAGGAGCGGCAATAGGCAGGTTGTGCGATCAATCCGAAGCGCGACGAAGGTGGGTGGAACGCAGTCCCTCCGCTTTCTGGCGGTCGGATGCGGTAAACTGCCGCTCGTTCAGGAACCAGCCGGCGCGTCACGAACACCTGTTGATGGTAGTAAACAGCCTGTCCGCTACCGCTTGACGCCGCATGTTACGTTTATGCGCGAGCACCCCTGTGGAGGTCACAGGCGACTGACGGCCAGGGCACTTTTGAGGCTCCGGCGAGTTCACTGGACGATGATCCTGCGAAGCTTTACATAGCCTGTTATGGCGACGATCATGACCATTGGTGAGCAGCGCCGCGCCGGGGAAGCCGCGCGGAAGGTTGGCGGCTACTCCGAGCTGATCCGCCTGGAAAGGGAACGGCGCGAGGCAAAGGGCAAGGGCCACGTCGTTCGGGATGCCGCCAATGGCCGGTACTCCTTCAAACCGGGCGCCGCTGCACCGAAGAAGTAGGAATGCCGCTCACGCTGGGCTTCCTTGCGAGCGTCATAATTCTGTTACCTGGACTAGTCGCCCTCGCCGCCTTTAATTTTCGTGTTGGTCGAGCAGGCGCCCGCCGACCCGAGCAGCAACTCACGACGGTAAACGCTTTGGTTGCCGCAGTGATCCTGTCGATCATGACCCACTATCTCGGCTATCTCGTCGTAGCCGGCGTCATAGACGCGGGTCTAGCGATAAACCAGGCTTTCCCTAAACTCGACCTTGGTCCCGCGGTGACGAACCCCGTAGGCGCCTACTACGCGGCAGTGACCAGCGGTAACGCGATGCCTGCGACCACGGCAATCGCGACGGCCGCGCTGCTCGCCTTCGAGGTATTCGCCGTGTTGGCATTCGTCGGAAGCGAAACGTTCGACCTTTTGCTCGAGCCGCTCGACTGGACGGGGCAGGGATGGGTTTTCCAGCACATCACCCGTCCGGCCGAAAATGGCTACGCTCCCATTGGTCACATTTTCACTTCGACCATGAGCGACGGCTACGGCGTCGCCTACAAGGGGATCGTGATCGATGCGCGCCAAGGCGTGAACGGCGAACTGGTCTCCATCGCGCTCGCGCGGCCAGAGCGTTTCCTTTATCAGCTCGGGTCCTTCCCAACCAAGCCATCACGGTGGCCATGGCGGTTTTGGGAGGAAGCCGGAGAGTTCGATCGGCCGACCGGGTTCACTCTCCACGGCAAGGATGCCGTGGGCGGAGTCGTGCAGCTTGACGCGCGGGTCATCACCAATGTCGTGGTCCATAGCGTCGCGCAGAGTCTTCTAGAGGAGATCGCGCCCGGTGCGGCCGACGAAGAGGCGACTTCGTGACCTGGTTAGCGACTACTCCGCTCGGTCAGGTCCTTGCACTCGTGATCGCGGTTGCGCTGTCACCCGCGCTATTCTGGCCGCTTGTCGGTATTGTCCAGGATGTCTGGCAATTGCCCATGCTGGTGCGCCTACGGCCGCGCGTTGCCATCTCGATGATCGCTGTGCTCGTGCTGCTTCTATTTGCCCTGACGACATGGGTGCTCGGACCCGCCCATGTCCCAGGGCGTCTCCTGCTCGCGGCAAGCTTCAGCGCACGGCCAGTGCTTTGGTTGACCCGCCTCATTGTGTGGCGATTGACGGATTGCCCGCTGCGGGAAGATGCGGCAGACATTCGGAACGAGCTCGCCGGTCGCCTTCGGGAGCGGCCTGTGAATGCGGATAAGTCCTGGCCAACCTTTGTCTTTGACCTTGAGCGCGCGCGTCGCCGCGCAGAATACGAGCCGCCACCAATTTAGAACTCGTCTTCTGGTACTGCGGCTCGTCAAGGCGTCAGTGGGTTAGATCGCCCGGTCCGATGTAACGAAGCTCTACGTCGTCGAACCAACCGACCGTGGCAACCGTCACGCCTCGCCGCACGGGGTTGAGCGGCGTCTTAAGCTTACCCAGCAACTGGTAATCGGCGCCACAGACTAATGTCTCGCCCTTATGATGCATGAGCCGCAGCGGAACGCCGATGGACGGCGGTTGACCTTTCCATTTCACGTCCATCTCGACCTCGGTCGCGCTCCAGGTGCGACCTTGCTGCGGCGTCAGGCTCTCGATGAATTGCACCCATAACGTGTGCGTTGCTGATGTTGGCCACTCGGGGTCATTCCGGCGGCTCGCCACCTGATCGCTGCGCAGCCATGCCCGTAGGTCGGACATGCTGCCAAACTCAGCGCCGGTTTCGGTGACGGCATGGATGGCGGCTAGACGCGAGCTGAACCCCGCGCGCATCAGCATCGCCGCCGAAATGTTCAGTGAGCCCGCTTCCACTGCGGATACCGCCACCCCAAGCTCGACGTCCTCCATCGAGAAGCCACCCTCGAGGGTATCATTATGCGCCAGCCCTCGAACCCGTACCGCCTCCATCGCCCAGGGCAGCTTGTAGACGAGCGCCTGCTCGACGAACTTCAACACTTCGTCCTCCCGGCCAGCTGCCAGCCCAGCCAGAGCCTTGCCTTCAAGCCACAGGCGCAAGATCGCCTTCCAGTTAGCGGGGAGGCTGTCGGGGGTGAACGGTGCAATGCCGAACACGCATTCGGCGAAGCGGGTGATTGACGTGATCGCCACCTCAGCATCGGCCAGGAGAATGGCGCCGTTGGCCTGTGTCAGTAGCTCATTCAGCTCTGGCGCTGCTGCATCGAGCGCTTCACCGGTTTCCAGACCGACGCCGGCCAGAAAATAGCCTCGCCGCTGCACGTCGGAGGTGCGCCGCCAGATGAACCTCGCCCGTGCGGCGAGACCGGACTTGAGCAGCTGCTGGACCAGATCGGTCCGGTGACGAAGCCGACGCGTCCACAATGAGCAGGTCAGCACCTCGTCGAGCATGACCTCGATCTGATCGTCGGCCACATCCTGCTCGCCCAGCATGCTGAGCAGCGCCGTATCGAGCGTGGTCAGGTAATTTGCCCACCGCACCTCCTCCTGCGCACGGACGTCCGGGCCCTCCGTATTCAACACCGGGAAGTCCCAAACCGTTGTACCCGCCAGATACTCTTTGGCCGCACTTAGCGACTTCACGCCCGCCTTCGTGACGATGCGTTGCATCAGAAACAGGAGGAGGCGGACCAAACCGCTTTCCATCTCCTTGCCCTTGGCGCTAGCCACCATCGCTGCCCAATCGGCGCGTCGCGTCGACAGCCTGTCGAACATGGGCATGAGCACCAGGCCCTCGACGTCAACATAGGCGCGCCCGGCTCGACCCACGACGTTGCGGAACTCGGCGATGTCGATAGGGTCGCTGCCGCGCTTGAGACCGTAAAAAATTAGGGTAGTGGCAGACAGGTTGAGCCCTTGAGCAAGGGTCGGCGACGACACAGTGACGCGCAAGATGCCTTCCCGCAGCAGCCGCTCGACCTCTTTGCGGTAGGGAGTAGGCAACGCGCCGTGATGGATCGCGACGCCAAGGCGCAAGCAGGCGAGCACCGGGCTGTCAGCGCCAAGCCATTCGCTGCCGATCGCAATCGCGTTGTCGAGGACGGCGGGGTCGTGTTCGAGCACCGGGGCCAGCGCACCCCGGCCCGCGAGATCCACAATCGTCCTGGCGAAGGGCTCGACGTTTCGCCGCTGTGGGCAGAAGATCAGAACTGAATGCCGGTCGGCCACCAACGCCCACGCCGTGGCAATGCATAGTTCGCGCTGATCGCCGGGGAACAGCTTGGAGCGGCGTCCCTTGGGGAGCGTCCCGGTAAGGAAGCGGGGCACAAACGGCTTCTCGGCCCCTACCGAGATTTCCAGCTTGGCATGGTCGCCGCGCCATTCGACCTCGCCATAGCGCAGCCGGGTCGGGCGCCAGTCCAGCTTGATAAGACCGTCATCCTGATCGCCGGTCAGCCAAGCGGTAAAGTCCTCGAGTTGATCACCGTCGGGGAGGATGGCTGACAGGCAGACGATGCGCCGATCCTTGGCGTCGCTTCGCCGGAGCAGCCGCTGTATCTGGACCTCGTAGCGGACCTCGCGCTCGGTCAACCCGATCATATGGCCTTCATCGAGCACCACCAAGCCGACGGTGTCGAGCAACCCGGGGTCGTTGCGGAGAGCGAAGTCCAGCTTCTCCGGGGTTGCGACGATGATGTCGCTATCGCGCAGGAAGTCCTCGTCTACCTCACTGACGCCGATCGCCCCGTACAGGCTGGAAACCGTCTTGCCGAGCGGCTGAAAGCTACGCTGAAGCGTCACCTCCGTCTGCGCCGACAGCGCGCGCAACGGCGTCACGAACACCACGCGGCGTCCGGCCGCGAGGCAGGCAAGGATGCACAACTCGGCCACACGCGTCTTGCCGGCGCTAGTCGGCAGCGATACCACCATGTTGTCCTTGAGGTCCAGCGCGCGCGTCGCCGCATCGACCTGCGAGGGCCAGAGATCGATTTCGGCACGGCCGCGGCGGAACAGCGAGGCGATGAACAGCTCTCGGTACGCGGTCCAGTCCTCCGCCACGCCATTGAGCGGCTGCATGGGTAGCCGGGCATGGAAGCTCGATGACCACAGATCGCCGAGCAGATAGATAGTCAGGCGGTGACACCACCAGCTCGGGACCACATTGAGCTCTGCCGCCGAACTCAGACCTACCTTTAGCTGCTCGACCGCAGCGTCGATCAACGCGGCCTCGCCGCGCTCGAAAGCCAGCAGTGCCATGCCAAGCGCGCCCATGTAGTTGTCAGCCAGCGCTTGATCGACCACCTGCAACAGCGGCGCGGGCATCTCCTTGTCTCTCTCATCAGTGGCCGCATCGCTTCCAATGGCGGGCGTTAGCCGGGCGATCATCGCGTCCTCGGATCCAGCGACACCAAGGCGGTGATCGCGGACGAGGGTCTCGAGGATATCGAGATCACGCAGCATCAGAAGCGCCAGCGCGCGTTCGGGTACGCTGAGGTTCGCCTCGTTCAAACCTTCGTGGAGGAGGGAGAACGCGCGAGCGGCATAGCGGGCGAGATGGTAGCACGCGCCTGCCATAAGCCGATGGAAGTCGCGCTCTACGCTGGGCGGACCTCGCAAGGTAACCGCCTCGATCGCAGATGCGGCGTGCTCGAAGGCATTGCGCGCAGCCTCGCCTTCGCTGCCTTGGTCGAGCAGGCGCAGGCCTTGGGTCATCAGCGAATAAGCGTAACTCAGCAGGTCATAGGTCAGCAGCGCAGAGAACGACGGTGCCTCGGCAGGCAACTCACCATTGCGCCACACCATGGCGCGCGCCTGCCCCTTAGCCAGCAGGCCGTTGCGAAAGCCAGGTGCGGTCGCCGCCTCGATTAGTTGCGCGATCGCCTCAGGGCTTGTTGCCATCGCCGATCACTTTCTCGAAGACCTGCTTGATGAAGGCTTGGTGGGTGGACACCCGAAGGCCGACTGCGACCTGATGCACCTTGCCGGTGTAGGCGTTGAGGTTAGCAGTCAGCAGTTTGCTCGGATTGCTGCCCGTGAACGTGAACAGCAGATGCGAAAGTTGATCGAGCTTGATGCGAGTTTGGAGCTGGTACTGGTCAACGACCGCGGCAAGTGCCGTGTCGCCGGTCTCGAACAGCCGGTCGGCGACGAACGCCAGCGCGTGCGGCGTCGGACGCCCATGGGTCGCGTTCAATGCCGCACGCGCCTCGTCGATTGTCGCCGAGCCGAGCGTCGCGCGGCTTTTCACCTCTCCCTTGAGGAACTTGACAGTCAATTTGGTATCGAGCCGGATGCCGAGGATATCGTCGCCGCGCATCGCCATCTCGCGGTGATCGGCCCACCGAAGTTTGAACACGCCGACTTTGTAGCCGGTGTAATCGGTAACGAAGCTCGTCGCTAGGATCTCACCTAGATCGCCGGAGCGCGACCGTGCGCCTTCGGGAAGCTTGGTCCGGACATACTCGGCAACAGCGGGCTTGCCGAGGCGTTGCAGGATGTCCGCGACGCGATCGGGAGCGGCGTAATGACTGGGGACGACCGCAGCGACCGAGGTGACGGCGTGCGCCAGCTTGGCAGCATCGGCTTCCAGGTAGACGAGCTGGTGCGTCTTCACCTTTGTCCGCGTGTCACCGCACCAGGTCTTGATATCAGCCACTAATCCTCACCGCTGTTTATCTCCTCTTGCTTGCTGCTTAACGTCATCTAGCCTGAGAATTTAAGTCGTGGTTTTCGACCTTTCCGATCAATGCTCATTCCGACAGATTCACGCTTTGTTGCCCTACCGCATATCAAGGGCTTACGCCGTTTGTCGGAACGCCGCTTGACCTTTTCCATGATGTAACCGGCAGCGTCTTCGAGCGCCAGCACGGGGCAAGAAACACAAGGTGCGATGGACGAAGTCGGGAGCTCGGCCGCGGAGGGCGAGCGCACAGCGCTCGATTAACAGTCGAGCGGAAAGACCCACTTCTCAACGCGCGCTATCACATATTCACGATCTACCCCCGCACGGTATCCTGCCGTGTTCCTGATTCTGTCATAAAAGCCGCCGGTTAGCCCTGAGCGGTCGAATACGTCGAAAGCTGCGTAGAACATAGGCGGAACATCGCTTATGTAAGCGGCCCAGGATTCGACGGAGCCGCCGATGATCATCCACCATCCTCGTGAACGCCTGCGCGCGCTATCCAAGCAGTTCCGCACTGGCCTTGGCGATCTGTCCGACATGATCGGACGTCCGCGATCGTACCTCGGGCGCTATGTGCGCGAGGGCAGGCCGGAGCGGCTCGAAGCCCCCGACCGGGAGACGCTTTGCCGCTTCTTCGGCGTGTCAGAAGCCGAGCTCGGCGGTACCGATCCACGCTGGGCCAAGTTCAAGGTGGCGAAGTGAAGGCAGGCCGAGCGGCTGCGCTCGCGTGATCAGGGTGGCACCCTCATCAACGACAATTCGATCTGCCGCGCGTCGACTGCCCGCCACTTGCTCCTCACCCGATAACGAGAGAGACTGAGGGCATGACACCGGAGGAAATAGCATCGCTGTCCGTTCAGGTGACCAGTTGGGATCAGCACGAGGTCGACCAGCTAGAAGGCGCAGCCGCGGTCAAATACGCCGGCGACCACGAGCGGGCTGTCCGGCGGCTATATCGAGCGATGCAGTTCTCGCTCCCGTTCTCCCTTCGGCGCAGGGCCATTCGGCAAATCATCATCGACGCGGCCTCCAAGACCGATGCGATCCGCCGACGCGGCAAGCAGATCGCCGATCGGCGCCAGAAGCTGAAATTGTGAAGATCATCGATCACCGCTTCATTGCCGGCTTTATGTTGATGCTGGCTTTGATGAGCTTCGGGGTCTTGGCGGCGAGCTAAATCCGCGGTTCGGCTGGAACCGCGTAACCGCGCTTCAACAGCGCTCGAACAATGTCTGCATAGTAGCCGGCGGGGCTTTCCCCCAACGTGGGGTCGGGGTCGGAATACCTGACCCAGAACTCCGTCAGTAGCGCTTTGTCTTGCAAGAACGGGTGTACCGCCCGTAGCGCGAGGCGAACAGCCTCGACGGGAAGGCCACGGCGCGAGCCGGAATCGGAGGCTGCCCGGAGCAATATCAGCGCGAGCTCGATCGTGATCATCGTTGCGCGACGGCGACGCAGCTCCGGCAAGCCGTTCGCGAACGCCTCTATCTCCACCTTCACATTTCGACTGGTGCAATAGCAACAGATCGCCGAGGTGCAGAAAGCTGGCCAATCGCACGTCTCCCGCGCGATGTGTCGCATCAGGATCAACTCTTCGCGATCGATCAACTGGCGTCGCTTGCAAGCTCGGCAGGTAAGACGCACCGCGCCTTCGACTTTCCGGAGATCGTACAGGGTCTTTGGCGGGCCAACCATCGGCCGCTCGTAGCGGAACATAGATGGAACGTAAGATCTGGAGATGTTGGACGAACCGGGGCATGGGCGCGCGATTCGCACGGCTTGCTCAATCTTCGGATCAGATCGATATTGGGCGAGTCGCGATCCCCTTCTGCTTCCACTCATTCTTTTGGAGGCGGTGATTGACGCCGAGATCGCCTTGACCACCATGGTGAGACGGCTGCCGATCTTGATTGTCGCAGCACCCGCGCAAGCTTCGCTGACGACGTCACATAAGACTTCGGTCAGCGAAATTAACCATATAGATGATTGGTTCAATTCGGATAATCATATCTCCAAAAGCGATTCTGGGGCGGGTCGATGTATTTGGGGAAGGGGTTAGAGGCGCTGACGGCGCGGGAGCGCGAGTCACTGCACGCGTTCTTCAGTCATGGTCATAGAGGTGCCGCAGCGAAGCACCTGGGCATCAGCGAGAACACTTTGAAGACCCATCTTGGGTCCGCGCGCCGCAAGACGGCGATGTCCGACCAACAACTACTGGAGCTTCTCTTTCCGGACTACACCGGGCCTCATCCGAAGCGGGTTAGTCCGCAAAGGGTGATGGAGGATATCCCCGAGCAACCGCCAATGTTGGATCACCCGGCGGATACACCGTTGGTAGCAGCGATGGCTGAGGACAAGCCTGCGTTGCCGAGAAGAGGTCCTTTCAAGGATGGTCGAAATGACCTGAGTTTAACTATGCGCCTCTTGGCCATCGCGGCCATGATGTTGGCGATCACCGCGACTTACGTGCTCACCTTCGCCATGCTGGACGGTGTTCAACGCGTCGCGGACCAAGTGAATCCACTTCTTCAACAGTGATCCGGAGCTCGGCTCCGGTGACGGAGCTTGCTCATGCCAAATACACGCCATCAGGTAGCCGCTGACGTTGCGACGGCATTTTTGCCTGCCAAACTTCAGACAATCCGAACTGCGGCAACCTGCTACGAAGCGCTTTCAGTGATGCTGGAAGCCCGCGCCACGGCGCGCATGCCAGAAGCAAACTTTGGCTCCGACATCTTGGAACGTATGCGGCGGACCGCCGACGCAGCCTTCACCGCCCAGCAAGAGGCCCACGAGGTTCATGCCCTGCTGGCGCCTATTCGTGAGGAGTGGCGGATCGCGCCTGGTGCTTACGGTCCAAACGACAGTCCGGAGAAGAAGCTTTTCTCGCCTGCTGGCCGTCAGACGGAACCTGCGTGAGCGGTTGACCGCCTAACTAAGCTGCGCGATCCACCAAACATGCCTTGGTGGGTCGCCCCGTTCTTCTTGCTTGCGATCGTGCTTTTGCCTGCTGCGCTTCGATGGGGCGGGTGGCCAGAGCAGGTAATTGCAGCGGGTAATCTCGCCGGCGCGGTGCTGACGCGACTTGCGCAGCCGCCCGGCGCGAATTTCGATGAGGTCGTATGGTCCATCCTGCTGATCGACTGGGCTGTGTTCCTGACGTTACTGTTCGTCGCTCTACGCTCCGATCGCTGGTGGCCGATGCTTGCGACCGCGCTGCTCGCGCCATCTCTGTTCGCTCACATAGCGCGGGCGCTGAATCCCGCATTGGAAAGCAACGGTTACGCGCTCGCGGGCATGACAGCATACCTTATCCCACCCGTGCTGATTGCCGGAATTTACCGGCAGTGGCGTCGGTTCTCGGCGCCGGTGCCGCACTGAGTGACTGCCCGTTCGACGGCAATGCTGTCACGGTCCTCGCCTCATTACTCCGCGGGTGCGAGCCAGATCCCGACCGTGCCGCCGCTGCTCTTTTGACAGAGTTTGGGTGTCTTGGAGCCACCCTAAAGGGCAGCTCCTCACGGATGCGCCGGGTTGCAGGTTCAGATGCGCTGAACCTGCTTCGACGAGTGGATGCCGCCCTGGGCCATGTTCTTATCGAACGCGTGCAGCGAAAGCCGGCCGTTGGCGAGTGGGAATCTCTTATCGCCTATTTGCGTGTGCAGATGCAGCACCGACCGACAGAACAAGTGCGGGTGCTACATCTCAATGCTCGGAAGGTGCTTATCAAAGACGAGATCTTCTCCGAAGGCACAGTCAACCAAGCGACGGTTCACGTGCGCGAGCTTGTGGCTCGGTGTCTCGAGCTTGGTACGTCAGCGATCATACTGGCCCACAACCACCCTTCCGGGGATCCGACACCCAGTCGTGCAGACATCGCTTTAACCCAGCAAGTAATAGACGCTGCTCGTCACTTCGATATACAGGTGCACGATCACCTGATTATCGGTTTGGGAGAGCATGTCAGCCTTCGCTCCAGAGGGCTAATGTGATTGCGCTCTGCTAAAGGGACTAGCCGTCGACCCGCATTAGCTGAGCGGGGAAGGGCGCCACCAGCTCCATCGCATCTTCGATTGGCGCCGATAGCCACCGCTCCTCATCCTCATTGTGCAGCAGCACCGGCATAGCTTTCGGATGGATCGGCGCCACCAGCGAGTTCGGCTCGGTGGTCAGGAAGGCGAACACGGCGCCGCCCTCGGCCGGGCGCCAGATCCCGGCGAAGCTGACGATCGACCGGCTGGGCACATCGAACCAGTGGAGCGGCAGCTTGCCGTCTTCACTGCGGATTTGTCCGTACTCGCTGAACGCCGTAAAAGGCACCAGGCAACGGCGCTCCGGATTCGCAAGCGCGCTCTTCCAGAACGGTGATGTGTAGTTCCGGACGTTGGTCACCTTCCTGTCGAGCAGCACCGGCTTGCCCGTCGCTTTGTCGATCCGCTTGCCAGGCACCTTGTGAGGGAAGCCCCACGACATCGTGTCTAGGATGCGTGCGCCGCCTTGATCGCGCACGACATAGGCCAGCTTGTCGGGGAACAGCTCGGGCGGCGGGATCGTTAGATCCTCAGGATAGGGCGAGACGATGCCGTAACGGGCGGCAAGGTCGGATTCCTTCGCAGTCATGCGGTAACGGTTGCAGATGGTCACTCTCCCAGCTGGCCGGGAAGAGCCTAGCGGGGCTCCTTCGGCTGCGCCACCAGGTCCACGATCGCGCGGCCGGCCGCAGCTCCCCGTCTGCCGAGATCGATGAGCGCCGGAACGGCAATGATCAGCTTCAGGATCAGCCGAGCGTTGAGCCTCATCCCTTCACCTCACCATTCGTGAACCGCTCCAGCGCGGCAAAGTCTGACCGATAAAGGGCTGCCTCTGCATTGCGCCGTCGGACCAAGCCGTTTGACACCTTGCCCCGGGCGCGAACCCAGCCGCCAAAAGCGCCTGACGTCGGCCGGTCACCACCGACGCCGCCGGCGCCGACATAGTTGCCGGCCCGGTGCAGGCGGAGAACCTCAGACTGGCGAAATCCTTTCTGCAGCCCATTGCGCCAGGCGCGCGGTCCCATGCCGATGTTGTAGGCGAGGGCGACCATGGCTCCGAACTGCGCGGGCGACGTCTCGGCAGCGCCCGCCACGCTCAGCTCCGCGCGGACCGGCGCGCCGAAGTCGCGTTCCAGGATTGCGGCGAATAGGTCGTCTGCCTGCTGTTGGGTGATGCGGTCACCCATGCGAACCGGCCGCCCATCCAGATAATAGGTGTTGCCCCATCCGATCGTCGGCACGTTGGCCGGGCACCGATAGGCAGCCAGCCTGCAGGTTTCGAAGTGATGCATGAGGGCGCGCGCGATCGGCCCCACCCGAAGTTCGGCTGTCATGTCGATTTTCCTTGTTCTGGTGGAGAAGCGCAGAGATGATGCGGATGCGAGCAGGGCTTTCAGCCTCATGCTCCCCCACTGGGCGTCCCGATTCTTCCCCAAGATCGCTTCTTCCCTTTGAAGCAACGGGGCGCCCACTTTCAGATTTGCCGCGATTTGCCTGTGTGCGCCGACCGCGCACCTGCGCCGGCCCTGTGAAGAGGCTCACAGAGCCAAGTCGTTGCCTCTACTTTTGATTGTGACGAGGAAAGGCGCGAAGCCCGGCGCTAGCCCGCTGCCGGCTCCGCAAGCGTCTTGCGCCCCGAGGGAGCGGAGCGCGCGACGCTTGCGTCCGCCGACACTCAGTTCTGTGGCGGCTGTCCGCCAGTCACCCGCTGCACATACGCGAGCGCCAGGGTGATGATGCCGGCGCCGAGCGCGCCAAACCCCGTGCCGTAAAGCAAGGCGACGTCAGGGCTCGGCCGCATCCGAACGATCGCGCCCGCGGCGAACATCAGCGACAGCACGCTTACGGGGAGATCGAGCGTCCAGCGGTGCGCCTTCCGATCGCGCTGCACGACGTAGAAGCGCACGGCGATGCACGCGCAGATCGCGGCAATCATGCTGCCCGCCTCGAACGGATAGCCGAGAACATGCCAGATGACCGGTTGAGACGTTGCCACCGTGGCCCCCTTGTCTGCGGCGATCGCAGCCGCGGCGACGGGCAGCAGGGCGCCCGCCGTTGCCCCCACGCGCCAGATCACCGCGTCGACACCACGCCGATGGCGGCGACGAAGCATAGCCCGCCGACCGCCAGCATCCGCTTCACCGTCGGCCATGCCTGCCACATCCGAAGCGGCAGCGGTTCCTTGCGCAGCTGCGTGAACACACCCGGCATGCTCATCACGTAGAGGCCGAGCCCACCCAGACCGAAGCAGGCGGCGAACGGGTCGACCAGGCGCTTGATCAGCAGGAACCGCGCCGTGGCGTCCGCCTCCCGCGGGTTCCAACCCCACAGCGAAAGCGCCTCCGCGCCGCACCGCAAAGTGATGCCGCTGGCGAACAGCAGGCCGATCACCCGGAAGATGCGCGCGGGTGCCCAGCCGACATCCTGCCGCCGGCGCTTTCGCGCGTCGGTGAGCAGCATGCCGATTACCATCAAGCCTGCAACGCAACCGAATGTCATCACGCCCATGTTGAGTGCGACCAGCCAGCCATGGCCGTCGAAGGATGGGGGCGCGACGGTGCCCGGCCCAGACGCTACCGCCTGAGCCGCAAGGCTTGTCTCGTTCATAGAAGTCTCCGCTTCAGGAAGTCATCAGAGGGAGAGGTGAGGCAGGAGCCGCGTGACGGTGCCGCCGGCGACGCCGAACGACAGAACGTCGACCGGAACCTTTGCGGCGCCAGGCACATGGCCCAGCGTCATCGATACTTCCTCCGAAACTGCGTAAATGAGGGGTCAAGTCTCGCTGAGAGGTCAGCGCACTAAGATCAGCTCCACTCGGCTGAGACCGTAACCGCCCGGGTAGAGCCGATGGCGTTCGCGATTGTCAGATCGAACGTGCTGCCGTCAGCTGCGATCGTTGGAAAATCGAGGCGAAAGGTTGCTGCCGCGGCGATGCGGATCGAACCTGCTGTGCCGATCTCTTGACCCGCCGCCGAGAAGCCGAGGGTTGCGTTGCCGCCGAAGCGCCGCAGCACGGCACGGAAGGTAGCTTGGTAAGTGAGCCCGGCCGTCGGCTCGATGATCGTCATGATCAGCGTCCGCGGCACGGCGCTGTTGGCCGCCACCGGCTGCTGCGTCATCGACAGCGTGCCCGTGGTCCCATCCTGAACGACGACCGACCTCGACGACTGAAAGGTTCGCCCTCCGGACTCGTTCAGCCCGGCGCCTGACACCTCACCGACAAGTCCGGTGTTGAACTTCTGGATATACATTCCGCCAGGGGACGATCCGGACGCCTTGAACAGAATGTTTTGCGCGTTGATCGAGCCGTTGGCCCACGAATTGCCGACAAGAACGATATTTGAAAGCGCGGCACCCTGAAGCTTTATGACAAAGTCCGGCGCGTCTAGCCCGCCGCCGCCGTCGTCAAAGCCGTGCTGAGCCGTTGTCGCCGTGATAATGACATCCGAAGTCGCCGCGTCGAGAACGACATGCGCGCTCTTGCCGGTCATGCCCGAGGCCAGGTGGCCATTACGTGTATAATTGCCGCCTACGACATCGATCTTCTGCGCGTTGACGAATAACAGGCCGCCCTCACCCATCCGATCGACCTGAAGACCGATGCATGACAGGTTTCCAACCTTCTGCGTCGCAGAGGCCCCGATCGCCGCAATCGCAAACTTCAATCCATGTTCAATCCGAGGGTTGACCATCCGGTTTCGCTCGGCGCCGAAGTCGAAGATGAACGCGTGCTCGCGACAGACCGCAAACTCGCCGTCAATCACCGTGCTGTCGATCGGATTGACCATGATCGAGTTGCACTCGTGGCCGACGCAGTTCCAGAGTTTCCGCGTGTTCGAATAGCCCGCGCGGTCACCGACGCCGATGTTCAGGTAACGCATCGTGACATCGCGGGCCGTAACTCGGTCTCCTCCGCTTGCGATGCCATTCACATTGCGGTTGTCGGTTGGAGACCAATATCCGTTGATGCCGATACCTTGGATCAGGACGCCTTTGGCGCCTGGCGCCAGACGAAAGGCGGCATCGAATGCCTCTTTTGATCCGTTCTGCTTCACCTTCACGAACGGCCGAGTGTCGAGGCCGAGGTATGACAGACCACCGAAGCCGAGAACCGTATCGCCACTGTTCAATTCAAGATTGTCGAAAAGGACGGACTTTCCGGGACCGCGGCTCTCCAGCAGCAATGGTTGGCCAGTCTTGAGCAGATCGGCCGCCGCCTGCGTGTCGTCCTGCCCGTTGCCCCAGTTCCGATATGCGTCGCGCAGCCGCATGAACGGCAAGTCCTCGACCCTCACCCAAACTGCCGCATCATTCGCAGCTGAGAGGCAGCGCCACACCGCGCCTGTGGCAGTGTTCCGCCACCAACTGCCCGCCGTATAGAGAAGAGTGGCGTCGTCCGACGTAAGCGGATCTCGCGCCTGAAGGTAACTATTCTTCGACGGTAGATCTGCCGGCGAGTACATCGCCAGCTTTGGCGCACGAACGAGCGCGTCGTCACCGTAATGGGCCGCCATGATCGCCGCAGCGATGGCGGCCGCTACGCCCGCCGACACTTCCGGTCTACCCGCCAGCGCTGCCGCGACCGCGCTGTCTTTCGCTGCTTTCAAGTTCTCGCGGCCGATCGCCTGGCTGCTGTCGTCGTTTGCCTGATGAACATCGAGGCGCAGGCGCTGATCAAGAGCCGCGCCGGTAAGTGCAAGGATTGCGGCCGACTGCAGGTCAGTTGCCGCCTTCATCGCCTTCGGCGTCACGGCCTTATTGGTGCTGGTGCCGGCGACGGCTTCCGCCTCGCTTGCTGCGCTGACCCGTACCAGCGGAGTGCCCCCTAAAGTGCCGGCAGTAGTGACCAAACCGTCTCCCTGGATCGACGTCCCGGACAGCTCAGTCGCTAAACCGCGAAGGTAGGCATCCTCGGCTTCCTCCGTGGGCTCAGAGATGCGACCTGCGAGAAAGCGCGCTTCGTAGGAAGCGAGCCCTCGACGACCCGTGCCGATCGCGCGAATTTTGCGGTTGCCCGTTGCGGCTTCACTCTCATCGTGCTCGATGATGAGCAGCCCGCCATCGGTGAAGACTGGCGTTTCCGCCGGTGGATTGTACCCTGTGACCGATCCGATCTTCAGCTCGCCGCCGACGTGTGGCTTGTAAGCTCCGTTTGCCAGCACCTCGGCAACCTGCCACCGCAGACCGACCATTCCCGCCAGTTGCGGCGCCGTGTTCGCTGGCAATCGCATGGCATGGTAGACCCCGTCCCGATCCGCTTCTCGCTCACTGAGCGCGATCGCGAAATCGACCGGCAGCCCAAGCCGCGTACCAATTCCGGGGCCGGTGATGATAAATGCATAGCTCTCGCCCAGCATGTCACTCGCTGATCCGTCGGGCAGCAGCCAACGATAGCCGACGGCAAGTTCGTCAAGCGCAAGCGCCTCGAGAACACGGCTGTTCCAATAGAGGGTCAGCACGCGCGTGCCTCCGCGCCCGCGATCAGCAGGTTTCGCATCATCGGTCCTTTCAGGTGATCGGGGCGGAAGGTGTCAGGCGTTGAGCCGCGCGACCCAGCAATCGATGCTGTAGCTGGTGAGCACGGTGATCGCCGGCACGGTGAGGTCGACGGTCAGCTCGCGCGGCTTTGCCGTCGTCACGGCCCACGCCGCCTGCACAATGTAGCCGGTCGGGGGCGGCGCCTTCGGCAAAAGGATGAGCGGCGCGCTGGTTGGCAGGTCAAAGCTGGTGGTGACCACACGACGCCGCACGCCCGCGCTGATCCCGATGATGTTCGTCTCAGCGAGCGTGACGCTGCCGAGGATCGATGCAGCAGCGTCGCCGCGATCGCCCTTGTCGCCCTTCACCGATAGCGAGGCGAGCCACTGCGTCTTCGTCCCGCCATACCCAAGCTCGCGCGCGATCTCGTAGGCGGACAGGCCACTCGTGCCGACCAGAGACGCCAGCCATTGCGTCATTGTGCCGCCGTAGCCCGCCGCGCGCGCCAGCTCGTATGCGCTCTTCCCGTCGAGCCCGCGCAGCGCCGGATCTTTGGTTGGGTCGCTGACGATCTCGAACTCGAGCGCGCGAAAGTCCTTGGTCAGCTTGCCGCGGGACACCATCGCCACCATCGCGCCGGCGCCGGTGGGCTCCACCGTGTCAAATTTGGCGACCATTCGCCCGTTCGGCAGCGCGTAGAACGTCAGGTAAAGCCGCCGCTGAGTTGAGAGCATGCCCATGGCTTACCTCTCCTGCTCATACGGGTTGCGCCCGCCGCCGCCATAACCGCCTGGCGGTGTTGGCGAGACCGGGTAGGTGCCCCCGCCCCCGGCCACCTGCGTGCCCTGCCAGCCGATGAACACGTAGGCGTCAGACGCCATCTTGGCCGTCGCAGGCTGGATGTCGGCAACAAAGGCGCCTGTCGCGATCTCGTAGAACACGCCGTAGAACTCGCCGGCGGTCAGGCCGGTGATCGTCGTGGCTGGCAAGCTGAAGACGCGCGCGTCGTCGATCGTGGCGGTGATGGCGTTGGTGCTGATCGTAGTTTCTGTGCTGCCGGCGATAGCGAACGCTGCACCCTCGTAGGTGGTCATGAAGTGAACCGTGCGGGGCGGCCCAGGCGGCGGGATGTATTCCGGAATGGTCAGGTCTGGCGTAGGAGGCGGCGCTCCCGTCGTGCCGAGCGCAAAGGGGTGCTTGGCGGAATCCTCGCTTCGGCAGGTAAGCGTCACGCCAAAGTTGCCTGCCTCGATCTCGCGTTCGCGAACGATCACCTCTCGGTTGATCAGGCTCGCTTCGGGGATGTCGACCGTCAGGCAGTCTCCGGGTCGATAGCCGAGCGCGTACACCTTGCAAGGCAGGACGATCGGGTCGAGCTCGCGCGCGTTCAAGACGTCATAGAGCGCCAGCTGCACGCCCTGGTCCTCACTTTGCACCAGCGGCAGGATCACCTCTTTGGGGCGCCGTCCGCCGTCGATGGTCACGTAATTAGGGATCGAGACTGCTTCGAGCGGCACCATTTCCCAGCCGTGGCTTTCCAGCCGCACGCGAGGGATCACGGTGTTGCGGCGCTGCCGGCGCGATGCCGAACCCGGCGCGTCGACGGTGCCGGTGATGTCCTTCGAGGTGATCAGACCGATCGACACGCGCGGCGCGCTGAAGGTGCAGGACAGCAGCGCGCCCACCGGCATCACCTCGCCGCCGCCGGCCTGCGCGATCATCTTGAGCACATCCCAGCTGTCGTCGTCTGCGGTGTAGACCACCCCGCCGACTTTCCAGTTGTTCACCTCGCAGGTGTTCGCCCATTCCACGAAAGGCGCGACATCGATGCCGGTGATCGGCAGACCGCCACCGGCGATCAGGATGCCGTTCTGAATGCGACCGTAAGCCCAGGTAAGCGCATGCAGCGCCGGGTTCTCCGACCAGACGTAGGTTGCCTCGTTGCCGATCCGGCAAGCGCCAGAACCGCCCGGGTAGGTGCTGTCCTGCCGAGGATCATAAACATAGACGCCTTCCACGACGCGCCCGCGCTGCGGGACGCCGGTGGGGAACTTCTTGCCCTTGTCATCGAACTTGAGCGTCCAAAGGTCGGCTGCCAGACCCGACAGCTTCGATGACGCACTCCAGCCAGGGAAGTCGCCGAGCGGCCCGGCCATTGCCGTGCTTTCCGGGCACGCGCCGAGCTGCTCGTGCAGCCACATGTGATCGGCGTAGGTGCCCGTCGCCGCGCCGCCGCTGAACGTCACCGGCTGCTTTTCGACCTCAAGCGGGCCAAGGCTCTTCACCGGGCCGATGCTGTGGACCGTCACCCAGCTTTCGTATGCGTTCTTGGCGCCGTAATACTGGCGATGGACAACACGGCCGCCAGACATGGTGCGACCCATGATGTATGGGTAGCCGCTCTCCTTGTTGATCGTGAACTTGGTCGGGTTGCCGCCTACGGTGCCGCGGGGTTTGGTCGTTGCAGCGATGACCGACAAACCGCCAGCCACCACAGTGGCGACTTTTCCTACAGCTGCAATCGTGCCCAGCGCCGTTGACGAAAGGCCAAAGGTCGCACCCAAGCCTGCAGCCGCACCAATGCCCGTTGCTACAAGCGCTACAGCGCCTACAACGAAAGCAGCCGTCCGAAGTGCTTTCACATAGACCTCCGGGGAACCTGAATGCGACCGCTGATCCTGCCCGTCTGCGCAATCACCCTCTGTGCAGCCGGTCCTGTCACAAAGTTTGAGGCAAAGGCGCCCGACACTGTTCTTCTTTCCGCCAAAGCGATGGGCGACATAGAACGTTGTCTTATTGACCTTGACGGTTGGCTCGCGCCGCACGTGTACCGTCAACCAGATCGGCCGGACGACGTGACCATGCTCTGGGCAACTAATGAAGGAGTGTCAGTCGGCCGAGTCGACCTGAAGAGGCAAGGCACTGAAACGCATGTGAAAGCTTGGAGATTGGGCAAACAGGTTCGTTCCTGCGTGGCTTGATAAAGCTCTACGGCAGACGTTGCGACTGCAACCCCTTTTCCTCGTACACGCTCTCAGGAATACAGGTAGAGAAACTCTTCAGAGACTTGTCTTCGAAACTACAAGACTCGGAAATATCCTTGCCTAGCTTATTGCACTCTGCCTCGCTCTGAAAGACAGCATTCACCCGCATCCTCGGAAGAGCATCACCCGCAGATACATCAACGACAAACATCAAAAAAAGCCACCGCACGATCCTGCCCCTCAGTGTTGGCGGGAGTGGTTGTCGCCCTTCCATCAATCCTCTGCAAGCCTGGTATCGGCTCTTTTCGCGCAGCAGATGATTATTAGCGTCGAAGGGGATGGATTCATGAAATTCTTGATGTTTACAGCTGCGGCGCTGCTCAGCGTCGGTGTCGGTGCAGACACCGCATGCGCCTCCGGAACGTGCTGCAAAACTTGCAGGTCTGGTCAGGCCTGTGGTGACAGTTGCATATCAAAAGGCGCGGTCTGTAAGAAAGGACGTGGTTGTGCCTGCCAAGGTTAGAACGGCCGAAAAGTCGCTCTGGTTGGTTAGGCGGAGCGAGCGACCAGCTAGACCCGCCAAGCCCCCACATACTCGACCGGCTGGAAGACCTCGGCGCCTTCGTGGTCTTCCTGCCATCCCAGCGTCCGCCCATTCCCGACGGCTACCATCAGGCAGCCGATCGCATGCTCGCTGGGGATCGCGATAATGTCGCCTATCCGCGCCGCCGCCGGCGCGATCTGCTCAAGCCCCATGTCGTCCAGCGCCGCTGGCAGATCAGCGTAGCCGCGCGCCTTTAGCTCCTTCAATGCGCTACGCACGGTCGCGTACTTGCCCTTGGCCGGGAGGCGGACCTTATGCCCCATGCGGCGCAGATGATCCGCCGCCAGCCGCACACAATCAGCATGACCGAGCTTGAACTTGCGACCGCGCCAAGCATCCAGCGTTGCCTGCGTCGCGTCACGGCGCCGTACAGCCTCGCTCATCGCTCCTGCGTCCGTCCGTTGTATCCTGCGCCGGTCGCACCGCCGCTGGCGAAGCTTACGCTCGATGGCGGCTTCTCCACGCCCCAATAGCTCGTCTTTTCGATGCCGCTCATGTTCGCCAGGCCGGTTTCGCCAGGCCAGACCGTCAGGTGGTGGCTATCCGACAGCCGCGCGCCGATCTCCTGGTCGTGAAATGCTTCCAGCGCCGAGGTGCAGCGCCATTCGACCGTTCGCGACGCCTTGCCGACCCGCAGCCGCGGCACGTCCAGCTCGCCGGCGAACAGGTGGATCGGATCTGGCAGAACCTGCCCGGTCGCGCGATCGACAACTGCAATCCAACCGTTCACCTGGCCGCCCTGTGCCGTCGATGATGCCAGTTCTGCCGCGGTCGCCTCATCAGGTGGTGCGAAGGTCAGCAGCCACTCCGGCGCCTCGTCGCTCACCCCGTCCTGCAGGTTACCGGCTGACACCAGCACCCCGAACTTCGGATCGCGCCCGACGAATACGCCGCCGTTCCACGGCACCTCGCCCGAGCCGACTAGATGCCGCATGGTATAGTCCGGCAGATCGACCTGGACGAACGGCACGATCGGCGATTTGGCCGCGCGCAACGCGGCACTCATCTCGGGCGTGAGTCGAAACGTCATGCGCGCTCGATGATCGAAAAGCTGAGCGGCTCGACACGGATGCGCGTGAACGCCGCGCCTTTTGCATCAAAACCGACCAGCCGGCCTTCGATGAAAGGCTGTGCGAACTCGCACGTCTGACCGTCGACAGTGACGAACCGAAGCATAGGCCAGATCGGCACAGCCGCCTTGCCCGCGCCGTCAACAGTGACGTCTCCGCGGATCATGAACACGTAGCGGCGGCCGGAATGGATGATCGAGAAAAAGTCACCCCGTGCGAGAACCTCACCGGCGACGCGCCCTCGAATATTGAGCGTTGAGCCGGTCTGCCCGGCACCATCCACAGCCCCGCCGCCGGCATAGACGCGCGAAGCGTTGACCAGCGGCAACGGTGCAATCGCATCCGCCGTGGTTGCCTCGGTCAGCGCCGCGATCAGGTTGCGGCTGTCAGCGTTGCGGAGCAGCTGGTCGGTGACGAAATCGACCGCGAAGCGATCTCCCATGCGGTTGATCTGCAGATCCTCGCCGCCGAGTGACCCTTCCTGGGTGCCGCTGAACAGGACAGGTCGTGGAGCGCCTGTAGTCTTGATGCGGATGAGCGGGAGCAGAACCGACATTACCAGCGCCGCCCCAGCCGCCGCGCGCCCTGAGCCCGTATCTCGGCTTGCCCGATGGCTGCCCCGCCGGCCGCTCCGCGCATCGCTGCGGTGTCGCCCACGGCTTGTATTTCCGCCCAGAACTCGGGTGTCATCATGTTACCCGAGAGGTTGAAGTGCTGATGGACAACCGGCGCCGTATCGTTCGCTGCCAGAATCCGCCGCGTTTCTGCTGCAGGCGTCACGCGGCTGCCGCGTGGCAAGCTCACCAGCTCGGGGCCGTTTTCGCCAATAAGTGCCGCGCCCGCGCTCGAATAGTGAGTGCCGACCGCAAAACGCGGCAGGCTAGATGCCGCGAGACCGGCAACATCGACGCCAGGAAGGGCAAGGCTGCCCCAGCCGGCTGATGGGTCGGCATAGCTGGTGCCAGCCGCTCCTTTGCCGCCAAATAGTTTCCCGATAGCGCTCACGAAACCGCCCGCCGCACCGGTCGCGCCCTGCACATTGCCGAACGCCATCCAGCGCGCGAGCAACTCGCTGATCACCTGCAGGCCCTGCTGCCGGAACATGTCCCACACGCCCTTGGTGCCGCCGGTCAGAACGGTGCTCCACAGGTTACCGAGATAACGGAAATCCTCTTCCTGCTTGTTCAGCCGCCGCGAGTTCTCCTCGTTCCACTTGTCGACCTCGACACGCTGGCGCTGGTCATAGTCGCCGACCAGTTGAGCCATAGCGTTGCCGTTCAGCTCGTCCCCGAACACCGACCGCGCAGCATTGTTGAAGTCGGCGCGCTGCACGGTGATCGCCTGGCGCACGCCGATGAGAGATTGCCCGAGCGCGTTGCCATCGGTGAACAGGCGCAGGCTCGTCAGCTGCTCCGCCTCTTCCTTCGCGCGCTTGGCAGCATCCGCCCATTCATCGAGCGCGAACTTCCCCTTCTGCCACTGAACGTGGAGGTGACGCCCTTCATCAATGATCTTGGCCTGGATGCCGCGAATGTCGAAGAAGCGCTGCAGCTCTGCCTGCGTGATCCCGCTCGATTTCGAGATATCGATCGCTTGCCCGCGCTCATGATAGCTGCGCCCAGGTGGCGCTGCGAGTGGCCCGTTCCCGGCCTTGTAGCGAGCATAAAGCACCGCCTGCTCCGCGGTGCTGCGATCGGTGCTGTTGATCTTGATTCCTGCGAACTCGCCGCGCAGCGCCTTTGCCACCTGCGCTGAGGTGAGCGTCTCCGTGTCGCGCCTCAGCGCCTTGGTCGAGTCCTCTACGGCCTTCAGTTCGCGATCACGCGCGTCGGCCAGCGCGTCCAGTTTTGCAGCAAGCAACTTCCCATTCCGCTGCAACTCAGGATCGCCTTCCAGCGCTGATCGCTGCCGCTGATAGATCAGGTTAATTCCCGTGCGCGGATCACGCATGGCATCAACGCGCTGGCCGATCATGCGGGCAAATCCGGCATCATACCCGCGCTGCAGATCGGCCATACTGCGGGCGTTCTCTGCGAGCTGGCGCTCAAGGTCGTTGACGCGATCGCGCGACTGCCGCTGCACCTCACCGATCGCTTCGCCTGCAATTGAAGCGGCGCCGGCCGAGTTGTTCATCTGCTCTTCGGCGCGCGCCTGTTCCAGCAGCGCCTGTGTTTGCTGTCGGGTGGACAACGCGTCGTCGAGAGCGATCTTGATCTGGGCGGTGTCGAGCGCCTGCCTCCGCTCTGCGGTGACGAGCGCCTTTTCCTGTGCCGCCGCTAGGTCAAGAACAGCCTTGCGCTGCTCTTCAAGAGCCTTTCGCTGCTTGTCAGCTCCGTCCGCGCCCTCGAAAAGCTTGGCCACGAACGGCGCGGCGACCATCAGCGCCACCTGCGCGGCAATGCCGAACGGCCCCATCAGCGCGCGGGCGACGGAGCCGACCTTGCCCTCGACGTAGATCAGCTGGCCGGCAAGCTGGCCGCCCTGAACGACCAGCGCCTGCATGACGTTGCCGCCCATCGTGGCCTGGATCACGAAGTCTTGGATCTGCGGCGCTGCCTGCGCGAACGCCGCCCCGGTGCGGTTGGTCGCGCCGGTCGCGCGGCCGTGGCCCGTTGTGGCGGCGTCCAGTGCCTGCTGCTCCAGGCGCAGCTTGGCGACATAATCGTCGAGGCTGATCGCACCGCGGCTGATCAGCTCACGCGCTTCCCCGATCTCGGTGTTGAACCGCTGCTGTGCGGCCCAGGCAGGGTCGATGGCGGCGCGCAGCGCGCGCGCGCGCTGTTCGAGCTGGTCCTGCTCGGCGAGCATCTGGGCGAACACGCCGGATGAGCGGCGAGCCGAACCTTCATATTCACCGAAGCCGGTGGCCGCCGCGCTGTCGACGCGCATCTGCATCGCGGTCTGCGGCATGATGGCGTTGAGCTTCGCCATCTGGCGCTCGCGCCGCGCGATCGCGGCTTCAACCTCGGTCTCCGCCTTAACGAACGACTTTGCCATGCGCTGCGCGGCCGCGTCGCCTGTTGCCCCGATGTCATCCAGCCGGCGCTTGACCTCAGGGTCACCGGTGATCCCGAGACGGATAGCGGTGGAGGCGGTGCGCGACGTTGCCATGCTATTCGCCTCCCTCGCTCTGCATACTGATCAGGATTGCCGCCTCTGCTTCCGGCAGAAGGTCGACCGTGATGTCTGGATCGGCGCCGAGCGCGCCCGCGACGGCCATCACTGCCCCGTAATCTAGTCCAAATGGGTGGCCGCTGGGCCCGACACGCAGCTGCTTGTCGCAGCGACTGATCGCGTCGAACGCTAGCTCGACTTCTTCGTTCTCGATCGCGTGTTGCCGGTACGGGCACGCTTCGCACCGCTCTTCGCCGCCGCACGCGGCGCGGCAGTATCCTTCGCCGGCGTCACCCTCGACGAAATGCCATCGGATGAGCCGGCGGGCACGTTTTTTGCCCGTTCCCGCATGACGAACGGCAGCACATAGGCGGTGTCGAAAGCATCGAAGATCACGGCATCCGACAGCAGGAGCGCCTTGTTCTCCGGACTGAACGGCAGGATCCGATAGCGGAGCCCGTCGACCTCCACGATTTCGGCATCGCCAACGTCTTCATCGTCGCCGACCGGCAGCGCCGCGGCGCCATGCTCCCAGCCGATCAGCCCTTCCGTCAGCAGCGCGAGACTGACGGCGTTGCCCACATCGTCGAGGAAGGCGCTATCATCGCTTGCGGCGCCAGCTGAGGTCGCACCGCTCGACGCCCACCGGCGAGCGCGCATCAGCATGGGTCGGGTGATTGGCGCGAAGGTGAAGGCGCCGCCCATGATGGTTAGCAGGAACGGCCCTGTCGCGGGTTTCTGCGCGATGATCACGCGGTAAAGCTCGCAATTGAAGTTCGTCCCAGCGTCGCGCGGAGCATCGGATTGGCACCGGTCGACGCTTGGTAGTCGAAGCTCGCCATGATGCCGCCTGGGCCGGTAATGCTTCGCTTTGGCCGCGGCAAAAACACGCGGTCCATGGTCAAGGTGAGCGACGAGTTCAGGTACGACCACATGAACTCCAGGCTGATCGGGATGCCACCGATTGCCTTGTTCAGCAAAGCGTGATCGGCAAACCGCAGCGTCACGTTGCCGCCGGCGGTGGGCATGCCGGGGTCAACATCCTCAATCTCGCTGTCGGGGCGGATCGTCTCGATCTTGTCGAGTCCATTGGAATAGTTGATCGTGCCGCTGACAAGGCTTGCCAGCTGCACACCATCGGCGTTGGCTCCGCCCGAGGCCTGCGCGAAGCGATTGTAAGTACCTAGACCGCCGGCAGGGGGGATGGTTGTCGTCGGGCCTGGCGTAGTCTCGCCCTTGCCGATCAGCCCGACAGTGGCGTTGAGCAGGCCTCCACGGGTCGCGTTGATCTGCAGTGTATTCGCCCGCACGCCGTAGTTGACTGAGTAGCTCGGCACGCGCGGATGGCCGATCGGAATTGATGCCGAGGGTAGCACCGCTGCGCCGCTGCCGAAGAAGTGGCTGAACGTATCATCGACCGGCGCGGTCGCCGGCTCACCCAGCAACAGTGTCAGCCAATAGCCGAAGAAAGATGGATCAACCGGCACCACGACATCGCCATCGTTGTTGATGACGTCCGGCGTCGGATCGAGCGGCGCGCGCCCTTGGCCAAGCAACTCGCTTTCGATCAGCCCGCGGGTGGCGCCCAAAGAAGTGCTGACAAAAGGCAGCGAGTGGTAGCCACTCCCAGGTGGCGTCCCGTAGGTCGCCTCATAGGCAAGCTGCAGCGTCGCGTCGGAACCCCGTGCGCGTCCCATAGGGAAGTCTCCTTCAGAAAGGGTCAGGAAAGCGGGCTCGACGTCCCGTAGGTAGCGATGATCGAGAAGTCGGCGCCGCGGGGCGGCCGGGCGCCGGGAACATTGCGGTCGCCGTCCAGCACAACGATGTCGGAGGTCACCGGCGCCGTCGCTTCAAGCCAGATGCACAAGCCGCCGAGGGTCCGATCCTCATCTATGGCCGCACCGATGAGCGCTAGGATCTCGTCGGCCTGATCTTCAGCCGATCGGCCGCGCGCGCGGGTGACGGTCACCTCGATCGGAATGGCGTGATCGTACCAATAGGTGAAGATGCCAAGATCGACCTCCGGCTCGCCGGGGTCGCCGGCACCGACGACGATGCGCCCAACCTCATCGGCCCGGGCGGGCAGATCCTCATCGTCGACGCCGGTGACGGTCGCGCCTGCCACGGCAAAGCTGATCATGTCAGCGACGGCGCGGAGAACGTCCAGGCGCTTGCTCATCCATCCTCCAGCCGACGGGCGAACTCGAGGGACCAGTTGTCCGCCCAGCGCCGCGCCGGCCCTTCCAGGTCGAGCAGCTTGGGCTTCTTCACCGATCGAACGAGGGTGAACATGATGACCGATTGAACCGGTCGGGGGTTGCGGGTGCGGCCGGCGCGCTCGCGCTCTGAAGCGCCGCGCCACCGGCCGGTCGCCTTGCGAACGACCAGGCCTTTCAGGACGAGGTAGCCGACCGCCGTGCTGTGGCGGATGCTGGGCGTGCTGAAGCCGCTATCACTGGCGGCGATGAACACCAGACGCTTGCCAAAGCGCTCCTCTACCTCCTCGGGGGTGAACGCGTTGCCTTGACGGTGCCGCGGGCAATCGGCGGAGGGGATCGCCAGGAACTTGCGGCCGCCCGATGCGACGATTGTCGCGCCTTTCTCGTAGCTCTCGATGATCTCCGAGGCGCGCGACTGAATGTAGCCGGCTGGCTCGGGGCTATCGCCGGTGCGAGGATAGACCTTGTCGGTCCACGTCTTCGCGAGCCGCTCGCCCAGTCCCGCGTCTACGATCTGCGCGCGCAGCTCGGCTTTGGCGTCCGGCGTCGTGTCACGCATTGCGCTTGTCGCGGCCGTGGCGATGCGCCCATGAACAGCGGCCGTCGCGGCTGAGAAGCCGAACGGCTCAATCGTTACCCGGTGTGCCATCGTCTGCTGGTGGCGGGGGCGGGGCAGACGGCACGGGCGAGGTCGGGGCGGCATCAGCGGCCGCTGATGCCGCCTTGCGCCGCTTGGCCGCGGAGCCCTTGCCCGCGGTTTTCGGCGCAGGCGCATCGACTGGATCGCCGAGCAGCATGCCACCATCCTGCAGGCGCTTCGCTTCGGCATCGCTCACGGTGAGCGGGTTCTCATGCTGGTATCGCAGCTTCTCGCTCACGATCTGCGAGCCGATGATGTTGATCTGCTTCATGGGTAGCTCCTCAGTCGCGCAGCTGGTCGGCGCCGATGGTCCAGGTGAGGCCCTCGACATCGCTCATGGGCGTGCCGATCAGCTCGAACATCTCGCCACCGGTGATTGCGCCGGCCTGGATCGCGCCACCAATCGCGACAACGTCGCCCCGTTGCGGGTGCGCGACGTCTGATCGGCGAATGTCGAAGTGATTGGTGGCTTGGATGACGCCTCGCGGCCCAAGCTCGTCCGGCTGTGCTCGGATGACGCGGATGGGGAAGGGTGGGGTGCCTGCGATAGGCTGGTAAACCGCCGCCGCAGAACCGGGCATCTCGAACAGCGCGTCCAGCGCCGCGGCGAACGGGTCATCCATGAGGCACCCCAGACTTGGCCTCAAGCCTTGTAGACTTCGACCATGGTGACGGCGCCGGTGCGTTCCAGCTGCTCGATCTGATCGTCGTCGAGACCAGCTTCCTTGGCGATGTCATCGGTGATGATCGAGCCGGGCGCGATCACCTTGCCGTTGGAATGGTGCAGTTCGGCAACCGCTCGCGGCATCTTCGTCAGTTCTGGCGTGCTCGACTTCGCCGGTGTCTTTGCTTCGGTCATGATAAGGCTCCTGGAATAGGAGCCCGGAGGATCCGGGCTCACAGGCGGGGTGGGACGGGCGTCAGCGAACCGTGACGCAGAGCGACGCGTTCGGACGCTTCGGGATCGGCAGCGGTGCCGACTGCGTCAGCACCCATTCGGCCGGCGGGTTCTCGTCGATCCAGTTCTTCGAGAACCATGGCGTGGCGATGTAGCCGGCGCGCGGGTCGAGAATGGCGCCGTAGGTGGGGGTGCCCTCGTAGGCGCCAGGCGCGACGACAATGACGGTGAAGTCGGGCAGCAGCGCCTTGATGCTGCCGTCCACGTCCTCATACGTGTCGTTGTAGACGTAGAGCTCGACCGTGCCGATGCGACCCTTGAACACCGGGGCGCCCGGCGCGCCAGGCGTAAAGCCCAGCATGACGGAGCTGTTCGTCTGACCCATGGTCAGGTCGATCACGCGATCGAGATTGTTGTCCGCCTGGAACAATGCCCACGATTTGCGATCGAAGATCACATGGCTCGGCGCGGCACCGACGATGGTGGCGACCTCGTCCAGCCAAGCTGCGACGTCCGCCACCGGCGAGACGCCGCTCTCGCCCCAGCGCGACGTGTTGAGCAGTGCCTTGGTGAGGCTGGCATCACGGCCGAAGTCGACCACCGCGGTCGGGTAATCCTCCCCGGCGATGGTGACCCGGCCGGTGCGGACGATTTCAGCCGCCATCACCTCGTCGCGGCGCTCCAACTGCCGCTTATGCCCCAGCAGATAGTCCAGCATCATGAGGTCGCGGCGATCAGCGAGGCTCAGCTCGCCGCCGATCGCTTCGCCCGGACGCCGCTTGCTGAATTTGGTCGGATCGACCCGGTCCAGCGGCTTCAGATAGCCGGGCGTGAAGCTCTCGGTCTGGAAGCCTCGGTCCTGGCGCGGCTTGCCGGGAGCATACGGGCTGACGAACGGCGCGATACGCAGGTCATCGAACACGCGATCCCACTTAATGTCGGGCGTGTCGAAATAGATCGGCGTTGCGGTCGAATAGAGCAGGCGACGAAGGAAGTTGCCGGGAACCCGGAGCGGCTCGATCATCGCGATCAGCTCCGTCGGCGCGTAAAGGTCGATCATGGATAGTCTCCAATGGAAGTGGGGCCGGCGCGGCGCGAGCCGCATCCAGCCGCCGGACGGAGCGGATCAGCGAAAGGGCGGATCAGCCGTAGGTGATGTTGAGGGCGCGCAGCTGCTCACGCGCGGAATCGGCGGTGTGGCCGGCTCCGAAGATGAGCTTCTCCTTTACGAAGTCGCCGCTCTCGTAGGCGATCGCCTGAACGTCGGCGCTGGTGGCATCGACGTTCTGGGCGAGCACCAGCTTCGGCGTCTGGCTGCCGTCTGCGGCGGCAGAGGCGGCGAGGGGGTGCTTCTTGGTGGCGGTGATCTCACCAAGTACCGAGCCGAGCGTGTAAACGGCGCCGGCCGGGAGGGTAACGACGCGGGTGCGCAGGGTTGCGCTGCCGCGAATGAGCGTGACGGGCGGCGTAAACGCCTCCACCGCGCGCGAGGCACGTCCGTACATGGGGAGTCCTTTCAGATGGCGCCGCGGAGGCGGCGGGGCGAGCTGCCGACGTCAGCCGGCTGGCTTGAGGTGGGAGAGGGCGGAGTGGCCCATGGCCGCCGCCTTCGCGACGATGGAGCGTCCGCGTTCGGCAGTACCCGCCTTCGGCGCTTCGACGCCGGCGCCCTTCGCTCCGGTTACGGGCAGCTGGCTGGACTGCACCGCGCCTGCCTTCAGATCGGCGACGCTGGCGCCGCGCGCCTTGGCCGACTTGGCGAGATCGATGGCAAAGGCGCCTGCATCGGTGCCGCCTTCAATTGCGGTGCGCAGCGAGGCGGACATGCTGCTTGCCGGGCAGATGTCGACCAGAGCGAGGATCCGCGCCTGCTCGTTGCTCGCTGCCGTATCGCCGGCGGGCTGATCGGCGGCGGTCGCGACCTCGATGCCTTCGTACCCAGCGTCGACCAACGCCGCGGCGAGCGACACGGCAGTCTGGGCCGAGCCGACGATGGTGATGGTGGAGATGCCGGCGAGAATGTTGTCGTCCGCCGCCGGCGCGGTGTTGTTCTGGTCACCCATGAGGGTCTCCTGGGATGCGCGGGCGCGTCCTTGCGCGCGCCGCTGGGGCTTGGCCTGGCGGCCGTTCACGGATGCGACGAACTCGGCTTGCGAGGCCGCCCATCCCATGACCTTGTCAGCGAGGCCGGCGCTCACCGCCTCCTCACCGCGAAAGACGCGCGCCTCGGTGCCGCGGACCGCTTCTTCGGACATGCCGCGAGCGGCAGAGACGTGGGCGACGAACCGCCCGTAGGCGTGATCGATGTCCGTCTGGATGGAGGCGCGAACGCTCTCCGGCAGCGCCTCGAACGGATTACCGTCGGCTTTGTGCGCGCCAGCGTGGGTCAGGGTCACCTTGATACCGGCTTGTTCCAGCTGACCCGAGAAGTCGGCGTGCATGGTGATGACGCCGATCGAACCAGCGTAGCCAAGGTCCTGGACGGTGATCTCATCGCAGCAGGCGGCAATGGCATATGCGGCAGACGCGCCGACGCCGCGGATGATCGCGCGTGACGGCTTGTTGCCGCGATCGGCCATCATCTGCGCGACCAGCTCCATCAGGTCGGTGACCTCGCCTCCGGGCGAATCCACATCGACCAGGATGCCGCGCACGTTCGTGTCGCGCTGCGCGAAGCCCCACGCCGCCCGGACGGCGTCATAGCCGGTAAAGCCCGACGAGGGGGTGACGCCGCCGCCGTTCTCCGCAACCAGCTCGCCACGAATGTCGATGTGCGCGACGCCATCTTGCACCGTGAGGACATCGGTCGCGTTCAGGTCGGTGCGCCGATCGTCGGCAGTCTGGCGCGCCTCGATGCTCGCCCGAGCCGACGAGGCGCGCGAAGTCAGCTCGCTGATGTCCAGCTGATCGCCGCCGGCGTGCATCAGCAACTGGCTGACGTCGAAACGCGGACCGACGACGCCCAACACGATCGCGGCGGTCGAGGGAAGCACCGCAAGCGGCGTGTTGAACAGCCGGCGGGTGATGCCGGCCCGGCTGAAAGAGCGGAAGCTCATTCGTCGTCGTCCTTCTTCTCAGGCTTGGCGGGCTCGTCGACGTTGCCGGCGGGAGTGCCAGGCGAGACCGCGACGGGAAGGCCCTCATCCACCCACTGGCGGTGCTCGCGCCCGCGCTTGCGGATGTTCTCGCGGTAGTTGCCACCGGTCAGCTCGGCGGTGATCTCCTCACCGGTCTGCCAGCCGTTATCCTGTCGGATCTTGTACCCGTTCGCCTCCTGAGCCGGGTTGAGCGAGATCTTGCCATCTCCGCGCCAGTCGCAACCGAGCCACGCGGCTCGCGTCTCCAGGTCGGCGAAGAAGCCGGGCATGGCGTAATCGCCGCGTGCGACCTTCTCGGCGACAAAGCACTCGTAGGTGGGGTAACCCATGTCGCCGCCGAACCACGACCGCTCGCTCCGGACGGTGAGATAGAGCGCTTCGATCTCGGCCTTGCTGGCTGTGTAGCTGGAGTTGAACAGCAGCATCAGCACGCCGGCGGGCACGTCGATCGCGGCGCCAATCTGCTCCACGATCGCCTTGAAGAACGGAGCAAAGGCCGAGTTCGGCCGGCCGGGGCTCTTGATCTCAACCTCGGCGTCGCTGTCGATCTCCAGCACGGATCCGGATTCGATCCTATACTGCGGCGGGGCGGCGTCGAGCGGCGACCCGCCGCCGTGACCGGTCGCGCCGTCGCCGCCGTCTTCGTCCCCAAAGTCCGGCTCCGGCAGCGGCGTTGCCCCCGGCGATTTGTACACGATTGCGATCATCGCGCTCATGACTGCCGCGAACAGCTCGGCATCGGCGAGGTCCGACACCATCTTGAGCGGTTCGAGCACAGTTGCTAGCATGCCGACACCGCGGACCTGCTCCGGTCGGATCCGATGGCAAACGTGCACAACGCGGGGCAGGGCGAGGTCGCGGTCCCAAGCCTCGATCCGCTCGGGCATGATGTGCGCGATAGAGCGAAGCACCAGATCGCCGGGGTGCTGCTTGAGGATCCAATAAGCCACAGGCGCGCCCATGGCGTCGACTTCGACGCCCCCTGCGATGACATTTCCCGTGCGCGGATCTACCGCACCGTCGGCGACGTGAGGCGGGTTGCGGAGCCGGTCCGCTTCGATCAACTTCCAAGCGGTAAGCATGCGCCGGCCGGGCTGATCGTCGGGCATAACGCGCAGCGCCAGCACATCGCCCGATGTGTAGGTGCCGCGCGCAGCCACGCTCTGCAGACCGTAGCCCGTCGACTTGCGCTCCGCGTCCGCGTCCTTCGATGCCATGTAGCTGTCGAAGTCAGTGGCGAGCCTGAGCTCCCAATCGGCCTGATCTTCCGGCGAGAGGCCCAGCTTCGTTCCGTCAACGGCAGGGATCACCATCAGCCCGGTGCCGATCACGAACGTCGTCTTGCGGTTGATTGCTGCCGTGGCGATCGGCTGGTTCATGGCCGCGTCGCGCTGCTCCGCGCGGAGGCGATCGGAACCCGGCAGGATGTCCGCGTTGGCTGAGCGGGCACGGGCGAACCAGCTGCGGCGCTTGGTACGATCGGGCTGCGCGCCTCGAAATCCACCCGAACCTGTCAGCATCGAGGTGGCGGCCATCCGTGTGCGCGCCAAAAGCCGCCGCTCGCCAGCGGCAGGGTTCACAAACGCGACGGCACGGTCGACCAGATTGGCACCGATGTCGATCCTCACCGTCAGCGGATCCGGTACGAGCCGCGCCGCATATGGCCGACTGCGCGCGGGGTGGGGAGCACCGTTGGCGTCGGGTTCAGCCGATCGACGTGCCCCTGCCAGTAGTTGATGCCCTCTCGGATCTCGCGCAGATCGGCGCGCGTCAGTTCGCGGCCGTCTGCGAAGCGGTACGATTGGCTACCAAGCACGCCCTTCTCGGCGTCCAAATAGGCGGTGAGCCGCGCCGCAGCGATTTCCAGCGTGATGCCGAGGTCGGCCATGGGGATCTCCTCAGCTTGCCCGAATTACGCGCACGCCGCGTCGCGCTTTTGGCGGTGTTGGACGACCGACTGGCTTTGAACCTTGCCGCGTGACGGTTGGCGTGCGTTGCGCCTCTGGCTCCGTCCCGTCCGCCGCAGGAGCTTGTTCCGGAGCTCGGGGTTTTGGCGGCCGCGCCCACATAGGTACGCGGGTAAGGTTCTGGTCTAGGCCGATCAGACGGAGCATGACGACCAGCGCGTAGACGAAGAGGTCCCACGTCTCGTTGCGGACGCCCTCCGGCTTTTCCCAGTGCCCCTCTACCTTCTCCTCCGCTCGCAGTTCAGCGACGTAGGGGTTGATCAGCTTGCCCGCCGGCGTGTCAGCGAACTCGCGCGGCAGCGCGACGTAAGCAGGGCCGGGGGTGGGGCGACGGAGGCGGTAATCCGCAATGTCCTTCATGCGGTTGACGTTCGGGACGTAGAGTTCGCACTCCGGCGCGCCTTTCACCTGGCGCTTAGCGTCGACCGTTGGCGCCGGCAGCAGGCGGCCGTTAGGCCGATTGCCGCCCTTCAGCAGCGTGATCGACGTTGAGGGAAGCGCGGCGCGGTTCTCAGCGCGGCTGCCGGTGACCATGTCGTGCCACCAGGCATACGCGTTGTCAGTGGCGTCGTCCGAACCGCCGGTATCGACGCCGGTGCAGAAGATGCGCACGCGGAGGGATCGATCCCGCTGGAGCGGATAGGTGCGGCTGAGCACCTTGGGATAGAGGACCTTCCAGTGCTCGCGCCGCCGGAACGGCTCCAGTTTGGTGACGCCATCATCCAGCGTCAGGATGTCGAATCGATCGATGATCCAACACCGGTTGCCGATGCCATGACCCACGATCAGGACGGAGAAGCGGTCGTGGCCGAGGTCGACGGTCGCAGTGAGGCAGACGACGCCGTCCGGCACTTCGCCCATGCCGTAGGTTGCATCTCGCGCGCGGGCGATGAGCGCGTCCTCGGTCACCGGAGCATCGCCGATCGCCCGGCTGGCGTAATTGCGGCCGACCTTCGTCTGGTAGAACGATTTGAGCGGACCCTCATCCTGGTGCTCCTCGAAGCGGAGCTCCGCGGTGCGGTACTGGCGCGCCAGCGTGGCCCATGGTGCCAGGCCGAAAACGCCGTCCCACCAGTAGCTGTCCGTGGCGTTCGGCTCGAGTTCGCCTTCCTTGCCCCCTGGCACTGCCCGCTCGCCGCGCCCGATCCACCGGCCGGTGCGCATCAGTGCGGGCTTGTCCGACTGGAGGTGGACACCGCCGCAGCCCTCGTGTGGGCAGACGAACCCGACCGAGTTTGCGGCATCAAGGGCGGTACCATCAGCCTGGAAGCTGAGGCGCTCCCACGCCATCTCCATCGGCTCGCCGCACATCAGGCAATCTACCCACCAGCGCTTGCTGGTGCCGGCGGCTACAAGCGGCTCGATACCGCGCTTAGGTCCCTTCTTAGGCGAGGAATTGACGTAGAGCTTGGTGCCGTAGCCGGCGAAGGATGTGGTGCGACCTTCGAAAAGGGAGACCGCGTCCCCCTGACCGCCGATGTCGTCGTCAAAGTCATCGTAATCGTCCAGGCGCCCGCGTGAGAACGGGCGCGCGCGAAAGTTCGGACCCGTCGGCCAGAGGAAGTGCCAATCGCAGCCACGAAATTGTTTGAGGTAAATGTTGTCGGCGCTCGCGCCATCGAGCTGGCGTTCGGCGACATCGGGGCATTCCTCGAGCAGCTTGTTGATCTGCGTCGTCACATAGGAGGCGGTCAGCTCTTTCGTCGGCGCCCAGAAACCCATGTCCGCCGGATCGTAGATGACCGAGTGGACCTGCCAGTTATTGCCGACCTCCGACTTGCCCATCTGACTGGGGCCGATGATCGCGACGATGGCATAGATGCTCGTCATCGCAAGATTGTTGGTCGGCTCGACCAGGTGCTGCATCGGCTCCGGACTGTCGCGCCAAGGGCCGCTGTATGCGCCTGGGTTGCGCAGGTGCCGATGTCGGTCCGCCGCTTCCATCGGCGTGATCTTCTCGGGGAACAGGATCTCGCGAAACGAGCGCCGGATGCTGGCTCGCGTGTCGGCAAACCTTGGCGGCTCGCGTGTCTGCTGCATAAGCAGGGCGAGCGCGCCGAGGCGGTGATTGATCGGCGGCGGGCTAGTCGATGCTCCCGTCGGCATCGTCGCTGGCGTCAACATCCAACGCCTCCACGAACTGCTTCAGCCTGTCGGCGATGAGTTCGTCGATCGCGTCTTCGACCTCCCGCTCCAGCGCAAACCGGCGCCGAACCGTCTTGCCGATGCCCTGAAGCTGTCGGCGAAGCTCGATCACTGCGTTGACGGTATCCGCCTCGTAGTCCGAGACCCGGGCCAGCTCGCCCATCGCCTCGCGATACTCCAGCTCGGCCAAGCCGGCCTTGAACTCGTCCCCACGCTGCTTGCCCGAAAGGAGCAAGTCATCCTCGCTGGCGTCGCCGCCAAGCATCTGAAGACGAAGTGCGGCGAGCTGGGCAGCACGGCCGTCATCGTTCGCACTCGATGCAGATCGCTGCTTCCACCACTCGACGCCGAGCAGTGCCGCGATCTTGTAGCCGCGGCCACGCGCGCCGCGTTCGAGGATCCACGGCGCTCGCGCCGGCGCCGACTTGAGATGCGAGCGCATCGTCTCGCTGGTAACGCCGCACAGCGATGCGAACTCGTCGAGATTGACGATGAGTTCGCCGGCGGAGCGTTTCTTCGGCGCCGCGCGCGGCGTGCTGGCGCGGGCCATCGCCACCTCCGTGATCAGTCGAGAGCCCGAGCGGAAAACAAAACCCAAATAAAAAGGCGTAGCGTTTTCCGAACACGGGAAACGCGCGTGCGTCGCGCTCTGCCACCCCGCATTGCGCCAATCCCGTTGGGAGGACCCAACGGGGCAGGGGTCAAGCGGATGGGCGGCGATGCCCCGCACCAATCCCTGCCTGTAGCCCTGCGCTGGCACGCAGATGTTCGCGCTATCTTCCCTCGCCGCGCGCGGTTCATGGAGAGGATCATGAATGGGCGGCGAGGTGGTGGACCAGCCAAAAGGGAAGCCGGTCGACCGAAACTGTGAAGGGCAAAGCTTACGCTATCCACCCGGCGCACATGCGACTGGCTCAGGGGCGACGCGCAGTGGCATGGTGGCCAAGATCGTCATCGCCGAAGCTGCTAGGCAGCGGCGCCAAAGGCGGGCTGCATTTGTTCTACACCAACTGGCACCACTCGCCAAGCCTCTACCTTCATCGTTAGCGTGCCGCCAAAGTTGATGAGCGCTGTAGTTCCGTCGCCCTGTACGATACGACCAACAGCACCCGCCAAGGCTGGCATGTCGGGCACGATCACTTCGGCGCCAGGCGCAAAGGTCTTACGTTCTTGGCGTAGCGATTTCCGCTTAGCTCGTTCCGACCGCAGCATGTCGGCGCGCGCACGACGAGCATCTTCCCGCGTCACCGCGTCACGCTCAGCCTGGATCGCGATGTCGGCCTGATGCTCCGCCTCACGCAGCCCAGCAACGTCCTGCTCTGCAATCATGGGCGCAGCGCCCGCGAAGGTGAAGATGGAGAAGGGGCAGCCAGCCAGGCGCGCGCGTTGCGCCAGCTCGGCGAGATGCTGCTCCCGCGCAAAGATGATCATGGGCAGAATGGGACGCTGCACCTCAATCATCTTCCGCCTTTGCCCCATATGCAGCTGGCGCCGCTGCCCCGGCGCGGGAACGCGTATAGTTCGCGTCGGCGTCCAAACGTCGAGCCCATCAGATGTCAGCTGCGCCGCTACCGCGACGGTTCGCCCCGGCGATGTCTGCAGGATGCACCAATCTTTCCCCCGCTGCGTCATGTCTCAGGCCGCCTCCTCGTGCGGAACATAGTTAGAACGTATCGCGTGCGCTACTTGGTCTTGGGTGATTGCGCCGATCTTCACGCCAATGCTGCGCAGCTCCGGGGTGAGAGCGCGGATCTGCTCGACTGTCAGCTCGGGCTCGGGGTTTGGGGCGGCAAGCGCGGGCTGATCCGGCTCCAGTGCGCGGCGGATCGCAGCCTCAAGTTCGCGCAAGCGCCGCAGCGCCATGGAGTGGCGATAGCCGATCGGCACGGCCTTCTCCCGGATCACGCCCTCCACCTCGTTGAGGAAGCGCATGGGCGTATGCAGGGCAGCCTGCGCGGCCTCGCGCGCCACGCGTCCTGGCAGGTCGGACAGCGCGGTCACCATCACCTTGTTCCAGGCGTCAGCCTGCTCAACCGCGATCGTTGGAGCAATCTTCGTGCAGAGCAGCGCGAGATCATCCGCCAGCCCGCTGGAGAGCTTCCCCGGCTTGCCGCTCGCGCCCAGCCCCTTCGGCTCTGCCTCTTTCAGGGCGACCAGACCGCGCTCGTAGCTCTCGATCAGCGCCGGAACGTCAACGCCCTCAGATTGGGCAAGTGCCATCTCCGTCGTCCACGCCGTACTGCTCGCGAGCGCGGCGACGTGCCTCGATCGGGCCGCTGGGTCGGTCATGGTAAGCTCGTGTGACATTTCGGGGTTCCGCAGTTCGGGTGATCCAGTGGGGCTCGAAGGTGAGCCAGCCTCGCTCGACGATCAGGTCGACGATCCGGCCAGGAGGCCACTCGTCGTTGGCGTTCTCGGTGAGCCGGTTGGTGAGCAGCTGGTAGGCCCGGTCGGTGAGCGGTTGCCGCTTGGCTTTCCGGTGATCGATGAACCCGGCCCACTGCTCCTCGCTGACGCCAGCCGGAGGCGGCATCGCCCTCGGCCAACGGGACTTTGCTCGCACAGGCCGGTCCTCACACGTGCTCGCGTCGGAACTCTCCGGGTGGGGGAGCGGGGG